GAGTGTGCCGATGCGGCTCACGGCCTCGGTGGGCACATTATTGCTGACGGTGGCTGCACTTGCCCCGGAGACGTTGCAAAGGCTTTTGGCGCTGGTGCAGACTTTGTGATGCTAGGCGGTATGCTAGCCGGTCATGATGAAGGCGGTGGTGAAGTCAAAGATGGCAAAGTCACATTCTATGGTATGAGTTCGGATACTGCTATGGAAAAGCACCATGGAGGTGTAGCGGAATATCGTAGCAGTGAAGGACGTACTGTTACAATTCCATACAAAGGTGCTGTGGAAAATACCGTTTTAGATCTATTAGGCGGTATTCGTAGTACCTGTACATACGTAGGTGCACCGTCACTTAAACAATTAAGTAAATGCACTACTTTTATCCGTGTTAACAGACAAATTAATGATGTGTTTTTAAAATGAAACCAGAAACTCCAGCACAAGGTGTACTCCAAGTAAACGATTGGGGACACAGTAAAATGTACAAAGCCGTGTGTCAATGTGGTAACGACGACTGCACTCATACTATTGATGTCGAGGCGGAAGACCACGGTGATGTTATTGTAACAATTTATACCAAAGTTAGGACCAATTTTTGGTCTATGACCAGATGGCAACATATTTGGCAACTCTTAATTCGGGGCTATACAGATTTAGAAACTTCCATTGTGATGAATAAACAGGTTGCTCTTAACTATTCAAATGTGTTACAATCAGCAGTCAACGATATAGAAGAATTTAGGAATAAGAAAAATGTCAAAAATTAAAATTGCAGAATTATTTTATAGCATTCAAGGCGAAGGACGTTACATGGGTGTACCGTCCGTTTTCTTACGTACATTTGGTTGTAATTTTAAATGTCAAGGTTTCGGCATGCCCAGAGGTCAACTAAGTACTGAAGCAGACGACCTAGCAGAAGTTGTTCATATGTTTAACAAGTATGAAGAACTACCTTTAGTTAGCACAGGCTGTGATAGCTATGCTAGCTGGCATCCAAGTTTTAAAGATCTTAGCCCGATGCTCACTACAGATGCTATTGCAGAACGTATTATGGAAATTCTTCCACACGGCGAATGGCAATCAGAACATTTAGTTATTACAGGCGGCGAGCCTTTGCTAGGTTGGCAACGTGCTTATCCAGACTTGCTCAATCATCCTAAGATGACTGGCTTGCGTGAAATTACATTTGAAACAAATGGTACTCAAGCACTTACTCCAGAGTTTACACAATATTTGAAAGACTGGCCGTGGCAACATAAAGATAATATTGCTCGAGAGCTTACATTCTCAGTAAGTGCTAAACTTCCATGCAGTGGAGAAAAGTGGGAAGACGCCATTCGTCCCGAAATTGTCAAGTCGTATCAAGACATTGGTGCTACTGTATATCTTAAATTTGTTATTTCTACAGAAGAAGATTTTGCAGATGCTTTACAAGCAACCAAGGAATTCCGTGATGCAGGTTTTCGAGGCCACGTTTATCTAATGCCAGTCGGCGGAGTCGAGAGTGTTTATGCACTAAATAATCGTACAGTAGCAGAACTTGCTATGAAACACGGACTTAGATACAGTGATCGTTTGCAGGTTCCGCTCTTTAAAAATGAGTGGGGAACTTAATGCATCAACCAGTTAGACATATTTGTATTTTTGGAGCAGGATCGGCAGGGTGGGTTTCAGCGTTAGGTATTAAAGCATTATTGCCTGGTGTAGAAATTACAATTATTTGTCCTAAAAAACATTCTAGTATTGGAGTGGGTGAGTCTACACTACCTGATTTACTGCACATACTAGAACAAGCCGGTATAGATTTACCAGAGTTTATGGTTGCTACTAACTCTGTATTTAAACATGGCATGTATTTTAAGAACTGGGACGGTGAAGGAACTGAATACTGGCATCCTTTTTCTAATTTAGATCGAACCGGCAATATGTATTCAAGAGCTCATCATTACCACATGATGAGCAAAATCGATCCTGTCAATTTTCCAAGAAAAGACTACTATAAACACGTTCACCCAAGCTGGACATTAGCTATTGAAAACAATCTAAGTTCGACAGAGATGGGGCATGCATTACATATTAATGCTATCGAGTTTGCCGATTACGTAAGAAAATTTGTAGGAAATAGTGTTAGAGTAATTGACTGTGACAATCATCATATTAATCATGATGATAAAAAGATAGAATCAATTATTGTAGACGGCATCACAATTAATGCAGATTTATATATCGACTGTAGCGGATTTAATAAAGTACTGATTAGTAAAGTTAGCGAACTTGAACACGATAATTACGAAGCTAATGTAAATGTGGCATTATTTGGTCGTGTGCAATATAATCATCCTAAAGTAAAGTTTATCCCGTACACTAAAGGAGAAGCAACCAAACACGGTTGGATTTGGACTACTCCTATTAGAAATCAAGTCGGTACTGGATGTTGCTACCATAGTAATTTTACTAGCGACGAAGAAGCAATGAAAACTTTTATAGACTATTGGGGCGGTGCTATAGAAGAAAAAAACATTAGAAAAATACCGTTTCCTTCAACTTCGCTTAAACAACCTTGGGTCAGTAATGTTGTTGCTATTGGTCTTAGTTCTGGGTGGGTGGAACCGTTGGAAGCAACAGGATTAAGTACATTTATCCAAGCTATTAGTAGCTTAACTCGATTTCTAGAAAATCATTATTATGATCAGGATGTTATAAACAGGTATAACGCTAATACTGTAAATCACATAGAAGACATCAAAGATTTTATTGATGTACACTACACACTTAGTAGCCGAAGAGATAGCGACTTCTGGAGATGGGCTACAAGCCGAAAAATGCATCCTAGGTTGGAATCAAAATTAGAAATATATCGTAAATTCTTACCTAACTTAAACAATAGGCAGTCAACATACTCGTGGGCGTTTAATGACATTTCATGGATTGATACATTAACAGGATACAATTTTGATTTCGATCCTATCACTAATACCCCGCAATGGTTGTTAAATAAACGCGATATGGAACTGTACATGGATTTTAATAAAATGGTAAAGGGTCAATAATGGAATTGTGGCAAAAAGTAAAAGATTTCTGGGTTCGTAGTTATACCAGCGACAGACGTGCATTTTATTATGAAACTGTAGCAAGTGCATGTGTGTTTATATCTATGACTTGGATTAGCATTACAGCTCAACATCCGCCAATGCATCTAATTTATCCTATTAGTTTTACAGGTGCAGTTTTTAGTATTTTAGCATTTGTCAGGAGAGGAGCAGGTTGGCCATTAGTTATGACTTGTTATTTTGCTTGCTTACATGTGTTTGGGTTCGGAAGAGCTATGGGATGGTATTAATATGAAAAAACTTATGAGAAAATTGCTTGGCATAGAAGAGATAGAAAAAAACATCGCCATTGCACAAGCTAAACTGGAAGAGACGGAGCGTCTTAGAACGGAGGCGTTAGAAAGAGCATCGGAAGCATTGGCTAAAGAAGAAGAAGCTAAACTTACTCCTAAAGATCGGGCAACTAAAAAGAAAGAGCCATGGGTTGCCGTTTTAGATACTCATGTTAATAAAGATAATATTCGAAACGGATTTTTTGAGTTAGATTGGAATGAATATTTTATAGAAGAACTTAAAAAATCTGGTTACGGGTTTGACGGTGATTTAGAAGAAGAAATAGTAGATCGTTGGTTCCGAGATTTAGCAAGAAACATGCTAACTGACGAAGGACTTGATCCAAATAGGGGCGCTGGTTTTATTGATGTAAGAAAAATATCGCCTGATAAATCTGAAGTAAGTTAATGAAAATTATAGACAAAAACGATTATATCGAAAGATACGATTTCAGTAAATTAATTACCGAAGAAGATAATAAAGAAATTATGCGTATTAGCAAAGAGCTAATTGACGCAGGATTATACTTTACTAATAGTCCTAAATATCAAACCAAGGCTAATTTATTTGCCAGGCCTGAACCCGTGTTTCTTAAAATGAGGCAAAGTTTTATCTATAGTTGCTTTATGTTTTTAGGCAAAGAAGTTAAAATCAAAGGAATAAACAGTTGGGTGTTTATGACAAAACACGGTGACGAAATTGATAGACAACAGCTATGGCATCATCATCACTACGATAAAGAATTTGGTAAAGTAAGTGGAATATGGTATGTAAACATTCCCGAAGATGCAGGGGATTACAATCATTCCGGAACTGAATTTGCATTAGATGGAGTTGATGGTACTGATAAAGTACTTGTGCGACCATCTGAGTCTACTTGGATTGTTTATCCAAGTAAATTATGGCACCGGCCGGCGTTGACGTACAATAAAGAAAATTACAGATTTGTATTTGCGGCCGACTTGGAGTATTTACTATGAAGCTTGCAGTTCTTGGTGTTGGGACTGCTGGACTCACATCATTATCACATTGCCTTGCTCATTTAAATGATGAGTGGACTATATACTCTATAAGCGATCCTGCAACACCTATTTTAGGGATTGGCGAAAGTACTACTCCATTAATTCCCGGGCAGTTGTACAACGGTGCAAGATTTACTTTATTAGAAGATTCTAACGAGTTAGATGCAACTGTAAAATATGGTGTCAAGTATGTTGGTTGGCGCGAAAAAGATTTTTTTAGTCATATACTTCCGCCAAACCATGCAATACATTTTAATAATTTTAAACTTAAAGAATTTTGTTTTAAAAGGTTTGCGGATCGTTGGAAAGATAAATTTAAGATTATATACGGAAAAATTAATTATTTAGAGAATCAGAAATCTTGGGCTACTGTATCTGTAGAAGATCAAGTTTATAATTTTGACTATGTTATTGACTGTAGAGGATATCCAGAAAACTATACCGACTACAACGTATTAGAGTCTATTCCAGTAAATCATTGTCTTGTACACACAGTAAACGAACCAGGTGAGTGGACCTGGACATATCACAAAGCCCATAGAAACGGATGGATGTTTGGCATTCCTTTAAAATCTAGGCAAGGATGGGGTTATTTGTATAACGACAAAATAACTCCCCGAGAAGATGCTGTTGCAGATATTGCAGAGAGGTTAGGTGTTAACTCTAAAGAGCTAGCTTTAAGAGAATTTTCTTTTAAAACATACTATGCAAAAAAGTTCATGGAAGGGCGTGTTATTAAAAATGGTAATCGCGCACTATTCTTTGAACCAATGGAGGCGCTGTCAGGATCATTCTATGGAACATTAATGAGATCGTTCATCAGTTTTATAGCAGGCGACATTGATGAAGACTATTTCAATACTAGCTTAACACATACTGCACAGGATTTTGAAAATTTTATCTGTTTTATGTATCACGGCGGTTCAAATTACGAATCGAAGTTCTGGGAAATAACCAAAAATAGATGCCGGGCTCATTTACACAACAACGAGCGATTCAACTATTTTATCGATTTAATAAGAACACTTAAACCTCACGAATTTGAACACAAAATGTGGACTCCATTTTTGTCAACCAATTGGATTGACTTTGATCGAGATTTAGGATATAATTACTTTAATCCTAACTCTAAAGAACGACCATGACTTATATTATCGTAGATACTGCTAACACATTTTTTCGTGCTAGACACGTAGTAAACGGATCTAGTGACATTAAATTAGGCATGGCATTCCACATTACGTTTAATAGTATTAAAAAAGCATGGAACGATTTTAACGGAAGCCATGTTGTTTTCTGCCTAGAAGGCAGATCGTGGCGCAAAGACTTTTACGAGCCTTATAAACGTAATCGTGCAGAAAGTCGTGCGGCACTCACTGCAAAAGAACAAGAAGAAGACAAACTGTTTTGGGAAGCGTTTGACGAATTCAAACAGTTTGTAATTGAAAAAACTAACTGTACTGTATTGCATCATCCTCAACTAGAAGCAGACGATCTTATTGCAGGGTTCATTCAATCACATACAAAAGATAAACATGTGATCATTTCAACAGACAGCGATTTTTATCAACTAATTGCCGAGAACGTAAGTCAATACAATGGTGTTCAAGAGCATCATATCACGCACGAAGGTATTTTTGATGCAAAAGGTAAACTTGTTAAAGACAAAAAAACTAACGAAGCAAAAGAAATCCCTAATCCCGAATGGCTACTTTTTGAAAAATGTATGCGCGGTGATACCAGTGATAATGTCTTCTCGGCGTACCCAGGTGTACGTGTTAAAGGCACAAAAAACAAAGTGGGTCTTACTGAAGCGTTCCAAGATCGTAATAGCAAAGGCTTTGCGTGGAACAATCTCATGCTTCAGAGATGGGTTGATCACGAAGGAAAAGAACATAGAGTAAAAGAAGATTACGAACGCAATCGCATACTCATCGACTTGGCTGCTCAACCAGAAGAAATTAAAACACTTATTCGCAAAACTATAGAAGTAGATTGCATACCAAAAGATGTTACACAAGTTGGCATTCGTATGCTTAAATTCTGTAATGCTTGGGATATGAAAAAAATAGCAGATAACATTCAGCAATATGCTGAACCCTTTCAAGCAAAATATCAAAGGAAATAAAAATGGCACGTAAAAAGAAAGAAGATTCTTCAGAGACATGGCCTAAAGTTATACAAGGCAGTCACAGTACTAGAACAGAATACGAAGATGGCCGTATAGAGTTTGTTACAGACTGGGATGCACTACAGCGAGATGTGCGCGAAGCTATCGCCAGCGTAGAAAACAAAACTGAAGAAAAGCCTAAGCGTACAAGGAAAAAATAATGACAGAGATACACGCCAAGCCCATTGTTGATGGCAAATTTTGGATCGTCGAGATGAACGGCGAAAAAATTGCTACATTACATAAAAAAGAAAATAATAAATTTCTACTGAGTAGTACTACCGGGGAAGTCGTTTTCAATAAGAAAGAAGAACTGACTAATCAGTTTGGTAGAGATTTCTTTTTATCTAACTCAAAAGTAAAAGTCACAAACCTTGAACCTAAAGAGTGCCACGGATATCCTACCAGCTGTAAACCAAATAATTCAATGTACGATGTGCGTAGGAAATTGCCGTTGTTTACAAAGAGCGCACAAAGTAAAAGTCTGTACTGTGCCGGATACTATATCATTAAGTTCGATAAAGGATGGGTTAAAAGTTTTTGCCCTAAGGCAATTACTGTTGAAAGATATCCGTATAAAGGCCCTTTTAAAACTGAAATTGAAATGAAACAGGTGTTGGCAAATGCAAAATCAAATTAATACTTCACCGTTTTCACAATTTGCACAGATACTACGGGCCGCAGAGCAAGCTCAAAGCAAAGAGGTAAAATTACCCATTCATCAAGCAAGAGCTTTAAATCTAGCTCTTCTTGAAGTTTTAAGTAAATTAACACAAGACTACGAGAGTCTTTTTAACGAACTACGCAAAAATAAAGATTCTGAAGTTATTAGTGTAACTATGGATGGCGGTACTTTTAACAAAGAATAGAGATAAATATATGCGTATATTTGGATACGCAAATGAGTAGACCTAAACCAAAAATTCTTTTAGAACACGTTAATAAAAAGACATATAAAGCCGAACAGATTTTAGAAGCCGACGCTATATGGGCTGTGTTTTACAAGAACGAACCGTTTAATTTAAAATCATTTAATAGTCTGACTAGCTATCCAGGCCCAAAATATAAAAAAGTGTCTTTCTCAAATCCCGGGCATGCACACAATTTGGCAAAGAAGTTAAATTTAACATTTGGGTGTGAAGATTTTCAAGTAGTTAAACTTACCCAAGGCCAAATTATAAAATGATTCCACGTGATGCTCTTACTAAAATTTTTTTACAACAATGGGGAAAGAGCACAGACAAAGCTAATGTATCCATGTACTCAAGGACATGGTGGCAATCGAATCGTTCAGGAAAAAACTCTTTTCGATTAAGCGACAAAGGGTATGAGTTTTTAGCATCCGAGCTAAACATTAAAGAATACGAAATACCATTTACCGAACCTATTGACCTAAGTCCACAAACAATAGTATTTTTGGAAAGATATATGGATTGCCCGTATTATCTGACAAACCAAAGTATTACTGTTTTTAGCGAGCGCAAGAGTTTTGAGCTAATGTTGTTTTCTGACGACATTCGTAAATTTGGTTTGGTAAAAGCTATCAACGAACGCGAAAAAGAGATATCCGAAACGGTTAAGAACTCTTAAAAAGTAGTTGACTTTTGTGCGGATCTCCCGTATAATACATACATCAACTAAACAACATTCCCCTTAACTTTTAAAGGAATTAAAATGGCAGAAGTTATTAGCCGCACCGTAGGACCTAAAAACGCTAAAAAGTCCTTGCGTAAGGCATTTAAGAGTAAGCGTCCGATTTTCATGTGGGGGCCACCCGGAATTGGTAAATCTGATATTATTAAACAACTCGGTGACGAGCTAGATGCTCACGTTATCGATGTTCGTTTGAGTCTTTGGGAACCTACTGATATTAAAGGTATCCCTTATTTCGATTCAAACACAAACACAATGGTTTGGGCTCCTCCTAGCGAACTTCCTAGCCAAGATTTGGCTAGTCAGCATAAACAAATTGTTTTGTTCCTTGACGAACTGAACTCTGCGGCTCCTGCTGTACAAGCGGCGGCTTATCAGCTTATTTTGAATCGCCGTGTAGGCACTTATCGCTTGCCTGACAATGTATCGATTGTTGCCGCAGGTAACCGTGAAACTGACAAGGGTGTTACTTATCGTATGCCTGCTCCGTTGGCTAACCGTTTTGTTCACTTGGAACTTGCCGTCGACTGGGACGACTACTTCGAGTGGGCTACTGAAAACAAAGTACATAAGGATGTTGTTGGCTTCTTAACTTTCTCTAAGAAGGACCTCTACGACTTTGATCCAAAGTCTAGCTCACGTGCATTTGCTACGCCACGCTCTTGGTCTTTTGTGAGCGAATTGCTTACCGATGATGACACAGATACTGACACACTTACTGACTTGGTGTCGGGTGCAATTGGCGAAGGACTTGCTATTAAGTTTATGGCGCATCGAAAGATTGCTAGCAAACTTCCAGATCCGTCCGACATTCTTAAGGGCAAAGTTAAGAAAATGGACACTAAAGAAATTTCCGCTATGTACTCTTTAACTGTCTCATTGTGCTATGAGCTTAAAGATGCTTGCGATAAAAATGCCAAAGACTGGAATGACCAAGTAAATTGTTTCTTTGAATTCATGATGAATAACTTCGAAACAGAGTTGGTTATTATGGGAACTAAACTTGCTCTTAGCCAATACAAACTTCCGTTGGATCCGGACGAGATTAAATGCTTCGACGACTTCCATGCAAAATTTGGTAAGTACATTGCGGCAGCTACTGAAAAATAATTTGGTTTAGCACCATTTGACACCGCCCCCGGGCGGTGTTATACTATATACATATACAAAAGGAGCACCAGATGGCACATCAAGATCCAATTATCGACAAAATTATTGTAGCACGAGTTGGTTTATTGCTACGTCACCCGTTTTTTGGCAACATGGCCACACGTCTGAAAATCGAAGAATGTACTGATTGGTGCATGACTGCGGCGACTGACGGGCGAACAATTTTCTTTAATCGAGACTTCTTTAGTAAACTATCTATTAAACAAATCGAATTTGTTATTGCACACGAAATTATGCATAATGTATTCGATCACCTTTCTCGTACAGAAGGCCGTGACCGTAGTATTTTTAATGCGGCAGCAGACTATTGCGTAAATGGTCAGTTAGTTCGAGATCAAATTGGAGACCATAACATTCCAGATATTAAGATCTTTCATGATCCTAAATATTATAACTGGAGTGCAGAACAAGTCTACGACGACATTTACGAAAAAATGGACGAGCAGGCTCTTAAGGCGTTGGGTCAATTGCTCGACGAGCACGTTGACTGGGGTGAACAAGGTAAAAACGGTCGACCACAATATACCAAGGACGAGCTTAAACAAATCCGCGACGAAATTCGTGAAGCTACTATGCAAGCGGCACAAGCGGCGGGTGCAGGTAATACTCCTGCAAGCATCCAACGAATGATTAAGGAACTTACAGAACCTAAGATGAACTGGCGCGAAATTTTGCGTCAGCAAATTCAAAGTACCATTAAAAACGATTTCAGTTTTATGCGTCCTAATCGCAAAGGATGGCATATGAGTGCTATTTTGCCCGGACAACAATTCCAAGAAACTATCGACATTTGCATTAGCATCGATATGTCAGGCTCTATCGGCGACGAACAAGCTAAAGACTTCTTGACCGAGATTAAAGGCATTATGGAAGAATATAAGGACTTTAAAATTAAACTCTGGTGCTTTGATACTAGAGTATATAATGAAGCTGACTTTGATGGTTACACTATGGACGAATTCTTAGATTACCAACCTATGGGCGGTGGTGGTACTGAGTTTGACGTTAACTGGGAATACATGAAGGAACATGATATCAATCCTAAAAAGTTTATCATGTTTACTGACGGTTATCCCTGGGGCAGTTGGGGTGACGAACTCTACTGCGATACGGTATTCATCATTCATGGCAATGACAAGATTGTTCCTCCATTTGGAGAATACGCCTATTACGAAGCCTTAAAGGAATCTGCTTAATGGCATTGAAAAATGGCAAACCTAACCCGTTAAATTACTTTGACTTACGCAGGGTTGGGTTTGCCGCACCGCACTTTAAATATGTTACTATAGAAAAATTCAGTCCGATTTATATTAAACAGTTAGATTCCTGGATTAAGAAAAATCTTAATCATCGATATTATATTGGGCCAAGCATTTCTCTTGATAATAGTAACACCATCATATACACAACAAAACTTGGCTTTGAAAGCGAAAAAGAACTTAGCTTTTTCACGATTGCGTGTCCGCTTTTTCAATCAAGATAATTAACTATGCAGTTCGAATAAGGAGAAACCATGACTGATACTGTAGAAAATCAAACTCAAACTGACGACAACATTCCTGTACCCGTTGAAGTACTCAATGTACAAGATTTAGTAGATATCGCAAATCTTATTGATGTTGTTACTCAACGCGGTGCTTTCCGTGCGGACGAGCTAACTGCCGCTGGTGCATTGTATGACAAACTAAAAACATTCCTAGCAACCTTAATGCCAAAAGAAGAAACACCCGAGGCAGAACAAAAAGTTGAAGGAACTTACGAATTCAAGGGAGAATAAACAATGGCCGAAACCGCTGCTCAAACTCCAGAAAAAGAAGACATGGATCTAAGTCTCAATGATCTTAATGCTATGAAAGTTATCATTGATATTGCTAGTTCTCGTGGTGCATTCAAACCAAACGAAATGGCAGTAGTAGGAACAACCTATAACAAACTAACTGCATTCCTTGATAATGTAGCAAAACAAGCAGAAGCCGCAAAACTGTCAAAGGTAGCGGCAAGTCAACCGGAGGCATAAAAATATGCAAAGTTTAAAACACGTAGGTAGAATTAAATCTACCAAAAAGAAAGTTCTTATTGCTTATAGAACATTGCCAGGCGATGCATACTATTGTCTAGTAATTCCAACAGAGAGTCTAGATGATCAATATCATAATGCAATTATTAATCTAGTAGAAAGCCCGGCGGCACAATCTGCGTATGAATTTGCAGAAGCATTGGATCGTACACAATTCCCGGACGGAAGTCGTATGCTTCCTAGCTTACATGCTAAAGGAATGTTGCTAAAAGTTTCAACGGATCAGGTAGAAATGACCCCAACTATGTCTACTAGCATTTTGCTTTCTGAGTTAAATCAGATCATTGCAGAACAACGAGGTGTTGCTGTCGACGGTCTTTCGATTGCTCCTGCAAGTGCTGATAAAGTTGAATACATGGACACTTCAACTAAAACTTCTTCTAAAGAAAAAGTAGTTAAAACGACTTCGCAAGACATTGCACAAGAAGTTACTCATGAACCTGAGCCAACTTTTGATTCTCCAGAATCTGAAGCAAAATACTACAGAAGTCAAGCCGATAAGTTAGCAAAGCAAGCTGCCGAAATGAGACGTAAGGCCGAGGAAATTGCTCCTACCAAGAAAAAACTATCTGAAGTAGCGTGACCTCATCGGGAAAAAATCTTCCCAAAGAAGTTGTCGATTATTGGCCCGAAGTGTTTGGAGAAGTAAGACTTCACGTATTACCTCTTCGATATTTAGATTCGGTGTTGGTAAATTTTAAAGACGGAAAAATTTGGGAAATAAAAGTAACTGCAAAAACAAAGCGCCAAGGATGGGAGCCTTTTGAAAGGTCTCTATCAGAATTGGCTCGCACTTACGAACAAAAAATCGATAGTATTAATTTTAAATTAGATACAGAAAAAATTAAAATTGATATTGAAAAATCAACACAAAAATTCTTAAAGAAACGGAAGTTATAATGCAAGTTAAACTAATCAGTGTTAGCAAGCCAAGTCAAGAAATGATCGACGAAGGGATTGCAGATGCACAAGAACTTATTGCTTTTTGTGCTCGTGTAAGCAACCCTGCTAACCAGTTTAATACCGAAACTAGTGAAAAACTAATCAAGTATCTTGTAAAACACCAGCACTGGAGTCCTCTAGAAATGGTTTCAGCTTGCATTGAAATTACAACTACTCGAGACATTGCTAGACAGATTTTGCGTCATCGTAGTTTCAGCTTCCAAGAATTTAGTCAAAGGTATGCTGATCCAACCAAAGACTTACAGTTTGTTCTACGTGAGCCTCGATTTCAAGATACTAAAAATCGTCAAAATAGTATCGACATCGACTGGGATAACGACGAACACAGACAAATTGCTTATCAATGGGAAAATCTGCAAAATGATCTAATTAGGCGCACTCGAGATGCCTACGAGTGGGCTATTAGTAAAGGCATTGCAAAAGAACAAGCTCGTGCAGTCTTACCTGAAGGCTTAATTGAAAGTCGTTTGTACATGAATGGAACATTGCGTAGTTGGGTTCACTTCATCGAACTGCGATCTGCAAACGGTACTCAAAAAGAACATCAGGAAGTTGCAAGAGCTTGTGCTCGAGCGATTGCGGAAATCTTTCCAATGATTTCCGACCTTACTTAAACATCGACGGCGGGAACATTTTAATATGTTGCTCGTATTCTTCTTTTAACCATTCGTAATCGTTAATTTTAGCTAGAGCGTTCTTATCACCTCTATAAGTACTACCATACCATTGGCCTGCACTTGCACCGCCTCGTACATATTCTGCATAGGGTTTATCCTTACCTCCAGATAACCATACTTTTAAACGCTCTTCAGTTTCTTTATCAACCTGACCATTGATTACTCGACTACTAAGTTTAGTACACTCTCTAAATGCACTACGCCATGCGCTAAAAGAATCTGTGTTAAAATGTGTTATATTTGCAACTTCAGGAATAATTTTTATATCTTTGCTAATGCTTGTTGTCATGTCAACTGATTCGTTTGACATGTTTAATACTTTTTCTCTAGGAAACAATTTTAGGCCACCGAATCCATATTCTAAATGATTTACTGGATTACGGCTATACCATAAATGGACCATTTCCTCTTCCTCTGGCGTCAGTGCTAAATTAAATTTAAAAGTAGGAAGTATTTCGCAGTCAGCATCCACAACCCAAAACATATTAGTAGTAGCTTGTTTGGCTGCTTCGATGTGTGCGTTATGGATTCCTTTAATACCTTCGACATGAAAAGTTCTATTTGCTTTTCTTCCTGGATGCGTTAACAGTTCTTTAAATCGTAAGTTTGCATTTAATTCATAATTTGATATAAATGCAATGTCGTAACCTTTGGTAAAAGTTGCAACATTATTCATTTTTATCATGCCGACAAAAAATCGATACTCTAATTCTCTTTTAGTGACTGTTTTATTTTTAGGAAACAGCCCAATACTAGGAAGATTTTTATCAACACTATTAGGCCAAATATGTATGTATTCTTCTTCGCCAAGAGATGGCCGAAAATCAAAATTAAAATTACTATCAACAACAACACCTGGCCAGACTGCCCAAAACATTTTTGTTACAGATTTTTCCTGGGCTTGCTCAAAAGTCATTGCTCGTTTAGCAAACGGAGTTATTTCTTTTAAACTAGCAAAATCACCATCGATGCTAGGAGTATGTTCTCCGATAAAAAATAAATCATACATGTTTTTTTCTTAGTCCTCTAGGAAAATTTTGATATACTGCTTTAAAAAATTTACTGCCAGCTGGATCAAGATTGGCTATGTCTATTCCGCACTTTTCCCTAAGTTCTCGCCCATAAAAATTAATCTGTTCTGTGTATATCTCAGGCGTTGCATTTTCGTAATGTTCTTTCCAATAATTTGTTAAGTACTCGAAATCTCTTACATTAGTGTAATCCCAATCTGTACAATTAGTTAAAGCAGCTCCTTCTCGTGCGCCCAAAATACTAAACATTCCATTTTCAACATCAGCACCAACACTACACCAAATTAGTAATCTTTGATAATTTTGCCAATACGTCTTTTTTAAATCTTTTACACGGGCGCCTTGTTCTAACGACATTTTTACCCCTTCTCGGAATCCTGCTCTCCATGCTTGAAAAGGTGTAGCATTTGTAAAACTCTCGCTGTAATTAGAATCGAACTGATAATAGTAATCATCAAAACAAAACTCTACTAGTCCTTTTGTATCTGACGGGTCGCTATTTTCATGTGTACGCATATTGTTGACAAAATCCTTTGTCCACATTTTTAGGCCGCCATTACCGTACATCAAATGATTTACATGAACTTTTCCGGTCCAGCTGAATACGTGTTTTGGTGTTAATCCTAATTCGTCTAAGTTAATCTCAACTTCTAAAAATTTTGGATCTACAATATTATCCCCGTCAACTGTTACAAAATACTCTGTTTCGCTTGTTGCAGCACAGGCCTTATGTGCAGCATCACTACCTTTGACTCCATGCACACGTTTTGCCCAGGGCACCTTTGTTAATAAGTCAGCATAATGTTTTTCAGCATTAGGTTCATCGTAACTTAAAAATACGATATCTTGCTCAATTACTTTAATTGTTGTCATAAACTTTAGTTAATCCGTATGTCTCAAATACTAATCGACTAGATACAAGTAAATTATCTATGTCGTGTTCTTTATTAGAAATAAAAGGATGGTAAACTTTTTCTTTAAATAACAATAACGAAGTGTCAATATAAATTATCCTTGTTAATAAATTTAAATCCGAGGCGTCAGTAACAAATACTGCAATACGTTGAGCAAGCCCTTCGTCATGCAATCTAGCCCGTGCTTTAGGTGTTAAGTAAAAATACCATCCCCAGCTATTCATATTCCATTCAACGATAAATTCTTTTTCTTCTGGAGTTGTTGTTGGTTTAATAATTTCAAAAATATTTGTTCTTCGAATAAAAAATTCTTCTTCTTTTGGAATTATTGTTAGTCCAATTTTTTCGTCGTAAGCTACACAATAATCATGTATCGATTGCTGTCCTTCTAAAAATGGAACAATAACAGATTTTTCTACTTCAAGAAAATATTCAAATTTTTCATTTTTTTCATTAGTAACTGAAAGTATGTTTCCAGTTTTTTTATCATAGTATACAAAATAATTTTTTGCAGGATTAGATGCAAAAACTTGCGATAATTCTTCCTCAGTAAAATAAATTAACTCATCATCTTGCATCTGGTAATTCCTTAATAATTTCAATTATTTCAGAAGTTAAAAAATCTTTTTCAACATAATGAAATACTTTTTGCTGACGGATATTAGCTAGATACAATTCGCCTTTTTTATTCATGAATTTATGAATAGTATTCTGCCAACGTATATTATCTAGTAACCAGCCTTGTATTGCAGGTTTCATATGTGTGAACTCTAACGGACAATTTTTATCAACTACCTCATCTTGGTAGCTAGAAATTTTTAATGCAATAGCTGCCGCAAGATCCATACTTAGCCAATGTTGGTAATCTTTAGGTGCATATTTTCCGTAGCATGCTTCCCAGTTTTTTATTACAAATTCTAAAATTTTATAAAAGCCTAGGGCTACATTTGATTTTCTAAAATAATGAAATGCACAATACACATTTGGTAAATCATTTTCAATAAATGTTTTTCGATGCTTGAAATCTTGTTCAATAATTTCTTGTTTATAATTTTTAATCTTAGTGCAAAATTTTAAATCATAGTTATCAAGATAATCCCACCATCTAGATATGTCTTCAAGAATAAGCATATCACTATCAAGAACTACAGTCTGTTCATAAGGTGTAACATGATATATTTTCCAGCGATGATCAGCAGCTAAAAAATTGTCAGATTCGTCATACCACGGAATTTCAATTATGTTGTCAAACAGATTTTTATAATCATCTGGTACTTGATTGTTAGTTACAATCGATACATTAGCCACCAAAGATTGCGTTTTTTTAATACTCAATGCCAATGCACATGCTTGCTGTACATAATCAGTATCTTTGGAGTTTTTAGCAAAAATAACAAAACCTTTAGACATTACTGTCTCCATCAATGCACCGTGCAAGACTTATTTTGTTCATAACGTGTATGTCTAAATTGCTAGTTTTTGCAGCAGTATATTCCCCTAAATGATTTTCTTTTTCAACTAAAAATTTCATGCTACTATCTGCTATCTCTAATAAAATATCTTTATCTGTTGTAAAAATCATTTTACCTGGCAGCTCCATTGGTAAGTCACTAGATAGTTTTCCATTTAGTAAGTGTATTGCTATGCTAAAAGAATAATCATTACGATAGATACTAGAATCAATATTATACAGAGCCCGGTAATAAGTCCAGTTTTCTTTGATAAACTCAACTAATGTAAAAAATGATTGTGTCCAAGCAGTTTTTGTAAAGATAAAAACAGTTGCCCAATAAAAAGGAATACTCTGATCATTAATCCTTTTAAACTCGTCATTTTGTCTCCAAGTTGTTAAATCCATACTTGATTTATAAATTTGGAAATCAGCATCGCGGTCTAACGCTATTTTTAGCAACGGAGAATTAATAATATAATCACTGTCGATAACTAATGTTTTTTCAAATGGTGTAATTTCATATATCTGTGTTCTAGATAAATTCTTCCATTCTAAAACTTTGCTAGCCATTGCACCGTCATGAAAAGATCTTTTACCAGAAGATTCTCCAGCAATATGTATGATCTGATCAAAACAATGATCAGGATACGCCGACTCTAACCAGCCCCGGCTGTCAGTGGCCAATGCAACTGGAATGTTAAGGTGTTTTTTGATTTGTTTAGCTGCAAAAACAGCTAACTTTACATAATCTATGACACCATTGTTTTGGGCAAAAATTAAAGCGCCTGTTGTCATAGATCAACTAAATCTTTTACTTTTCTCTTAGATCTAATTTCTAAATACTTGGCTGCATATTCGTTTAACGTTTCAAAGTATGTAGAAAAAAGAGTTTCATGGAATGTAGATACATCTTTGATCAGTATTGGTATATTGTTATCATCGAGCACGGCTGCGTCAGACAAAATACCTTTATCAAGTAGCAATTTAGAAAAATTTATTAACTCAAGAGTAATTTTAAAAGTACCGCCATTGTAATAATAAATTAATTTTTGATCTAGCTCTTCCAAAATTATCTTTTTTTGGCTAGCCAAAGATGCAAAGTAATTTGTTATTTGGAAGGCTTTTTCTGTACGTTCATCCATAGATAATCCTCGTAGTTATATACTACTTTAATTATCTATTATTTGATAAAGGGATTATAATTGTGAAGATGTTGCTGGCGGTGCAGGAACAGATACATTTGAGCCAGAAGCACGCCTTACTTGGCATGTTCCAACTAATGTTCCATCAACATCCTCGTCAACAGGAGGGCCAAGACCAGTTTGGTCGCCTGTATCATCGTCTCTAAATTCTAGCGTAAATTCTAACTGATTTGCACTTACTTTTCTACCATAAAGATAAAAATCATTTTCAGCATAAACACCAGCAGGAGCAGGCTTATGGAATATCTGTGTATTTGATCCTGGTAAGTTTGTCCATCCGTAAGCTGAGCCTGTTCCAGAACCGCTAGCAGTAGTATCAGAATAGGCAAATGTAATAGTTCCCATACCAGTTAACATTGCCGTCCAAGTATTATTTTTTGATCCAGAATTTCCGCCAGAACGACTAGCACTAAATTGAATATTACTACCAGTATTAAAGAAATGTCTTGCAGCATCCGCAGACGGCCATGTTATTGTTATTACTTGTTGTAATGTTCCGTTCCAAGATAATGTTCTTGTTGAACTAGCAACTGTTTCTATAGTTGCTTCGCCAGATGGCGGTGTAACTAATCTGTTTGTTACAACAAGGCTAGCCATGTTGTTACATGATGTATAAATTGTATTTGCAATCAATCCACCACTAGCTGGAATAGGAATATTTGAAGATTCATCGTTTCCTGTTTGGTGTTGTCTAGCTTTAAGTAAGTCGGATCGTAAATTAATCCATTGTTGAGCTGTAATTACTGCACCTGCTGAGATTTGACTGCTTGCAAGACTTTGACCATAGCCAAAATCTCCAGTACCTGTCCCCATGACAGATTGCACAGTTGATTGTATTGTATTATAATCAGTTAACTGGATTAATGGCATGTTTTACCCTATTATAAAATTACTGCTTCGATAAGTTTAACACCAACGTCATCACTCGATTCTAAAGCTACTGCAAAAACTTCACTACTATGATGTACAGCCTGTACTGCACAACCATTGCTCGAAGCTATTAGACATTTTCCTTTTGCAATTGCACCAATGACCTTTACTGGTACACGGCCTTTTAGTGCAATATAGGTGCCGCCTTCTAACTCACTATTCATCATATAAGCAGGGTTAGCACTTACAACACCGATTGCGCGATGGCCAAAAGTACTTGCAGTTACTTCTTTTTCGCCGCCAACTATCATAACTGTACCAACTTCATAGTCCTTATCGGCAAGATATTTTTCTGCTAAGTCAGCATATTGTGCAGATGTAGCAACGCCTCTAAATGTTGTTGCATATAAGTCGCCTACTGCATCTCTAGCAGCAATTGTTACATTACCAGCAGAAATTGAAGTAGTTGCAACTCTGGCAGTACCGGCAACAGTCAACGTATCGGCTTGACTTGCAATACCTTCAAACTGATTAGCATAGACTGTAGAATAACGATATGTTAAAGATCCAATATTAGAATTACCATCTGTATCAGGAAGGATGTCATTCCCAATAAGTTTTAATGGAATTTTTGTAACAGACGCCACTGTTGTTTGGAAAATCATAGTATTTGTATTGGACTGAAATACCGGATTGCCGCCTGGATTGATCGAGACTTGTAATTTTTTAGTTGCAAGGCCTACAGTATATCCAGGATCTCCAAATTCAACTTGCGTGTTAAATGTTGCACTAGTTGCTTGAACAAACGATGAGGCAGGAAACCCGCCTAACAAATCGGCGTTCGTTGCAGTTCCATAAAACTTAATTGGGGGTGTTGTCTGGCCAGGTGCTGCTGGATTGTTTGTATTTCTTAATGTAATACCTGGATGAACATCCGTAAATCCGTCAATTGCGTTAACTGTATCTTTTAACGTAAAAGTTGTTGTTTCCGTACTAACAATAAACGAAACGACTCCGTTAACTGTGGCACAAATAATCGCATGGGATCCGCCTAGTGTGTCAATAACTAGTCGGCTAACCATCTCAGTTTGCTGGGTTCCTGCGGATTGAGGGCCTATAAGTGTGAAACTAGTTCCGTTGTAAGCATACAGTTGTTTGTTATCTGTATCCCACCAAAAATCACCAAGAGTTAAGCCAGACGGCTCTGTTGCACCAACCTCAGCGCCGCCAGTAGTTCTAAAATAAACACCATCAAAAAACTTTAATTTTTTATTAGATGTATCGTACCAAATTTGTCCGCTAATTGGCTTGGACGGAGGTGAGCTGTAAGCAAAATTTTCAAGTAATTTTACAAAATTTTCATTTTGTATTTCGCCGTAACCTGCGTAATTTTTACCAATTAATTTAATGTCAAGGGTGCTATCAATAGTGCCATCAGCTACTACAGCTACTTGATCTCCACTTGTTTTATTAATAGTATATGGCATCTGGGTTATTCCTTATTCCTAGTATTTATTCGTTTTTGGGCAGTTGTACGCATCAGATATCTGAGTTATAAGTCCACACGCCGGTGACAAGAGAGTACAACTTCGATGTTCTAACACCCCCGTTAACACAATGAATCCTGCAAAGTGTTCCGTTTGCATAATCTATCGCAGGGAAAACTTTTTCAATAATCGCCGAAGCAATAGCAGAAGTTTGATTAGCAAGTCCTGTTGTGTCAGCAGAAATTCCTAAAGATTTTGAAGATAACTGAGTGTCAACATAGGTTTTATTAGCTGCATCATTAGAACTAACAGGAGTAGCTACATTTGAAATCTTCTTTGAATTTACATCTATTACTCCAGAGCCGTTTGGAGCTATTACAACAGAACCGTTTACTGCTGTTGAACTAATTGTATTTCCTGTAATATTAATAGTTCCAGCATAAAAGTTAGTCTGTGTTCCTATACTTGTTAATCCAGGAGCACTAGTAACAGTTGACCCAATAGCAGTTTGACTTAAAACATCAAATCCGTTAATTTTATAAGTTTTGTTAACTGCTAAATTGAAGTGTTCCGAGCTTGTCCATGCAGAATTTGAGGATACCCAAGTTAATGTTTTGTCACCGTCGCCGCCTGCTTCAAGTAGAATACCTCCACCATTAGCTGTGGTATTACTTGGAGTATCAACTTTACCTAATTCAATTAATAAATCTTCAATTTGTAAATTAGTAGTGTTGATTGTTGTTACAGCACCTTCGACTGTCAGGTCTCCAGTAATTCTAACATCACCCGATACGTCTAAAGTATACTGGGGCGAATCAGTAAAAATGCCGACAAGCTCGTTTTGAGCATCTACAAATATTGCAGTTTGTAGTCCGCCTGCATTTTTAACTCCGATTTTAAAATTCTGATTACTTCTGTTTGAGTTAAATGCACATATGGAATTTGACACTAAAAATTCATTCTGAGTCGCTGGACCTAACTTTAACGGTGTTGTACTAAGAATACTAACTGTTCCGTTAATTGCTGAATCAGTATCGTTCAAGACAAAATTTTCAACAACTTTTAAATTGCCTGCACTATCAATTAGATTATATGCGGCTGTAACATTGGTCTTAAACTGCATATTTGACAGCGTTCCTTGATTAAATCCTGGAACAATACTGCCACTAAACCCTGGAATTGCAGTGGATGGTGTAAATGTATCTTTAGCAAAAATTCCCAACAGCACCTGTCCAACATAAAAATAAATTACTGTATGACTGTTTTGATTAGTATCTAAAATATCTACTACTTGAAACCCACTAATTCCTTGCTGCTCAGTATACAACGGACCGGCTAATAAATTTGAAACACCATCATTAAAATATAGTTGCCTTCTAAAACTATCTATCCAAATATCACCTTGTGCTATCGAACTTGGAGCACTTGAACTTACTATTGTACCTCCGCTGACTTTCCAACCATTTCCGTCGTAAACTTTTACTCTTCCTTCACTAGTGTCATACCATAATTGTCCTTGAACAGGATTATTAGGTTGACTATTATTAGCAAAATTTTCTAAAAGATGAACAAAGTTTTCGTTAAAATATTCGCCGTAAGACGTAGAATTTTTTCCAATTAAGGTCAAATCTGTAGCAGTCTGATCAATAGTACCATCAACTATTTCAGTTAATACAGACCCGTCAGTTTTGTTTATAGTATAGCTCATTATAAGACACCAGTGAAAATTATATAATTAATGGTCAAATACGGATTCATTCTAGAAAACGCATCGCTTGTTGTTGGATTTAAAATATCTCCAGTGCGAGGCAATCCTTGTCCTGTACTTGAACTTGGTAATCCAAGACCAGCAATAGCATTAGGATCTCCTGCTGCACCTGGTAAACCGCCAGCATAATACTGCCCGGCGCCTGTTGCTAAATCGTGTTGGTGATTAGGAAGATTAGAAATAACTAGTGTTGTTTCTTCGTTGCCTGCGCCTTGACCTAATATATCAGCTGTTGTATCAGTTACTCTGTTTGCTGGGCCGCCGCCTGCATCAATAAGAATCCCTGGATCGTTTTTATCAGGAACTTGTTGTCCGTTGTCCATATTGTCGCGGCCTAATGGAAAACGACCTCTTAGATCTGGTAATGCAAACGTGTTGTTACCTATTAAAAATGCTGCATTTTTATAGGTATAACCAATAATAGCAAATAAACTGCTGTAAGTTCCAATTGATATTTCTGAACCGTCACATAACAGATACCCGGCTGGTGCAGTAGATCCTGCAAACGGCATTATAGCTCCGATTGGAACAGTTGCAACATTTGATAAAAATGATTGTTTAGTAACTTTCTTAAGTCCGCTATCAATACCAGAACGATAAATTAACAATGTATCTGTTGGATTAGCGGTTGTTACCGCAGTTTTACTTGTAATAATATCTGAACTAATTGTTGCGTTAAGAACAGCAACACCAGCATTAGCTTGACCGTCAACTGAAACTCCCGGACTTGTTACATCTCCTGTTAAACTAAAAACTGTCGGACTTGCCCAACGAGCCGCTGAGCCGCTAATGCTACCTGCTAAACTTCCTGTAAATGCTCCGCTGAAATTTCCTACGAAATTGTTAGCATATATATTTCGGAAAGCTCGTGTGCTAGACCCAATATCATAAACACCGTTGGCTGCATCACTTCCTGGAACTAATACTGAAGCAGGTGTTGGATCGCCAAGGCCGTCTAAATTGTTAACAATAATCTGACCGTTAGCAATAGTAATATTTGCACCAAATGTTGAAGATTTACTGATTGCGGCGCCGCCAGCAACTTTTAAACTACCTGTTGAGAGACTAGTTGATGCTGTATCTCCTAAAATATTAACATCATTGTCAATACTAGCACTACCCCCAACGTCTAAAGCAGCCACAGGGTTAGTGTTATTAGGGCCAACGCCTACAAAGCCATTAGAATTTAAAAATAAACCAGTTACTGTGTTTAAATTATTTGTTAATTTAATTGCAATGCTTGCATCACTGTTTTTACTATATAAAATAGTTGTGTTTTCAGTATCGTCTCGACCAATATTAAAACTTAAATCTGCACCTAAACTTATACCCTGATTCGATCTAATGTTAAACTGTGCATTTGTTGTGCTGGTAATATCGCCTCTAAGAAAATTTGAGGCATCAACAGCACTATTATTAACTATAAGAGAATTTGCTTTTTCACTAGTGCCCCAAAATTTAATTGGTGCTGTAGAACTTGTAGCATCATTCGCATTTAAATTTATACCTTGATTAATACTAAGGTAACCAGATATGCTAGCCTTTGGTGTGAATGCTTCTCGACTAATAATTGCTATTCGATTATTATTAGCGTATAAACTTATAACACTATGTGACACATTTACAGTATCAACAATAGTTTCAACCGTAGGACCTGTTTTAGTTCCAGAACTAAATTGTGGGCCTACTAATAACCATGCAGATCCTGAATAAAGATATAATTGCTGGTTAACTGTATCTGCCCATAAGTCGCCGGCTAATGCAGTATTTGGAGCAGTAGACGATTTTTTAATAGAGCCAGAATTTACCCACTGAGTACCATCATAAACTTTTAACAAATTTACATCTGCGTTATTGTCATACCAGAGTTGGCCTTGGACTGGATTGTCCGGTGGCGTATTTTTAGCAAAATTTTCTAATAAATGTAGAAAATTTTCAGCTATAATTGGTGCATACCCTGCATAATTTTTTCCAACAAATGTTAAACTTGTTTCAGAGTTAAGTGTCTGATCGTTAACTGTTAACGTTGGTTTAGCAGGATTAGTTGTTTCAGTAAATTTAACTTGATAAGCCATTTATTAAACTCCTGCCAAACCTGTTAAACTCTGTATTCTTACAGTATAATCAACTTGTATAAGTCTATTCAATGATTTTTGTACTGGATGGAATATGACATGTGTTAAAAGTAAGCTGTTACCAGAAGAGCTATAGGATTTTAGCCCCAATTCATCAAAAACATAAGCACTTTCATTATTATTCGAATTATCGTAAGCTAATTGGCCGTCAGGTTCACCGTAGTCTAATAGGCAACTCACAAATACATCTGTATAATTTGTTCCTGTAACATGTCGAGATTCGACGTAATTTCTAGTTGGATCTATGTTGTTACTGGATCTATCATTAACAACTTTAGAGAATGTTTCATTATACAAGCTGGCATTTGCTCCAGAGCTATTTGGTGTTAAGTATGTGATAATTCCAGTGGGATCAACTGCTGTTCCGCCGTTGCCAAATGCCATTTCATAGATAAATCCTTGGCCGCTGTTACCAATACTCTCTGCAAGAGCAATGCTCATGTTTTCGTAATGAATAGCATTACGTTTATTAATGTAAATTTCTTTAGAGATAGGGTCGTATATCTTAATATGCCCTTCAATATGAATTCCTGTAAGATCTTTGCTCTGCATAACATTCTCTCTTTATAGTATATTTATCTAGTACCATTATATGGTAGTTTATTAGACCCTAGTTACAGTTAGCGGATTTGATCCGCTAAACGGCCATCTTAAATATCGATTAGCGGCACCTTGTAAACTTAGTGTGTCAGTATATGTTGTTGTACCAGAATCGCTCATTCTTCCCTGGGTGGCTGTAGTTGTAACCCAATTAATACAATCATAAGCATCGTAATCTCGTCGACTTTCAAGCAAACAAGCTAGAACTCCAGCAACTTGGGGTGAGGCCATGCTTGTGCCTTGTATTTTTTTAATATAAAATGTAGGATCATCAGGATGAGATACTGAACCTGACCCTAAGGTAGCTGTTAATGGCATTGCAGACTGAACAGCTTCACCTGGAGCAAAAACTGTTATGCCTGGGCCGCAACAACTAAAGTTACTCTTATATTCAGTATTAGCAGCTCTTATTGCACCAACAGTAATAACTCCGTTTGGGCCATTAGGAGTAGACCCCCTGTGATAGTATCTGTTCGCGCCACCTGATGTAAAATAATTATTATAATCTAATCCCCCAGAAACATCTATTTTATGTGTATCATTTCCGGCGGCTGCGACTAAAATAATACCAGCTGAAATACAACTATCTATATCTGCATCGACACTAGCTACTCGAACTGGGTGAGTGTAAGCATTATATGTAGAACTAAAGTTATAAGAAGTTTGCACCATGCCATACTGGCTCTGAGCAGTTGTGCCAGTCCACGATGTTCCCCTATAATTGCCACCAGTAATACCTGAATACAAATTAAAATACCCCCAACTCATATTAACAACTGTAGGATTTTTGTTTGTTTTTAATAAATGCCAGTTTCGAATCATATTGAACGCGGCACTAGTACCAAATGCATCGGTATCAAATATTTTTATAGCATATATGTTGGATTCTTTTGCCCATCCGTAACGCCGACCTGCTACTGTGCCGGCGCAATGGGTTCCGTGTCCGTAAGTATCGGTATAGTGTTGGGCACCTTGAGTATATGTTCCCGATAAACCAGATGCGACGGGCCAGTTAATTTGATTAAGTCTGTCTGTTATACCATCTTGCGCCTTCCACTCCGGGTGACCGACCTGTATACCCGAGTCCATAATTACCGAGTCAACATTTTTTCCTGTAGCAACATACGGATGTTGATATGTTAATGTTGTTCCAGAGAACGGATTAGAGTTATTAATACATGCAGGTATTGCCCAAGCGTAATCACTATTGCTCTGAGTAGTCGATCTAGAATATGTTCTGCTTGAATCTAATGTATGATGCTTGAGGAAAATACCGTTTTCTTGTTTAGACCCGTAACGAACATCAGTTATGCGAGGGTCATTTTTCAAAAATTCAACTTCTTTCTGTGTTAAAACAACATCAAAGTTTCTTTCGCTTTCATTTTTTTCATTCCACATTTCAACCTTGCGGCCTAATGCTTTTCCAGAAACAATATCATCCATTAAAGCATCTACGTCGACACCTTTTTCTGCTGTTACAACACAACGATTTTGATCTTCAGTAGTCATATTAATATAAAGCGTTCCAACTTGTTCCGTTATAAAATACAGGATAAGCTCCGCCAGTTCCCTTTGAAGCAGGATCCCAATTAGTTCTGTCTGCAACAGCAAATACACCGGCGCTTATTCCAGTAGGAGCAGCTGACAATGGAGATAACCTTAAAAATTTACTTGCTTCAACTGCTCCTTGAACTACCATCGATCCAGTCGAACTACCTGTTGCAAATACAAAATCACTAGCAGAAGTGTATGTAGGAACCCCAGTACCAGAACTGGTCAAAGTTGTTGCTGTTACTGTGCCCCCTACTGTTAAATTTGTGCCGTCAAACGTTAAATTTGCACTACCAGCAAATGCTCCGTTATTATTAAATTGAACTTGAGTATTAGATCCCCCTGGATTTGTTGATCCGCCACCGCCACCGCCTGCTGCCGAAATAGTTATAGTATCTGTAGTAGCATTTGTAGTGATAGTAATATTAGCGCCTGCAACAAATGTTAAAGTATCTATACTACTGTCTGCAACAATGTTACTTTGTCCAGCTACAGCAATAGTGTTAAAAGAGTTTACTGTTCCAGTAGCAGCAATTGTTACAGAATCTGTATTAGCATCAGTGGTTAAAGAAATACCAGAACCGGCAACTAAAGTTAAAATATCTTCCGGAACGTCTGCAATAGCATCTGCCTGGCCAGTAATACGAATTGTCCCAAAAGAGCTTGGTAATGCCGGAGATCCTTGATCAGCAGCAGTTATAGTAATCGAGTCTGTTGCAGCATTTGTAGTAATGGTGATATTATTGCCTGCTACTAAAGTTAACACATCGGTAGGGCTATTTGCAAGAACACTACTTTGTCCTGATACTGCTATTGTTGAAAATGAGTTTGATGGAGGGCTTCCGCCGGCGCCAATGTCGTCTTCGCCGTTATACCAAGCTGTTCCATTATATTTTAACACTTGTCCAGATAGCGGAGTATTGATTACAACATCGGTGAGTCCGTCTAAATTCGATGCGCCACTTCCTCCTCCACCGCCGTTTGCTAAAACCCAGGCACGAGTAGCTAGTATCGATCCTCCAATTAAAGACCCGTTGTATACTCTTAAGGTATTACTACTAGAGTCCCAAAAAACTTCCCCTGGTTCATAGGCAAACTTGTTTAAAGTTTGCGTGCCTTGCGATTTTAATCTAACTGAGCGTAACGGTGTTGTCATATTTCAATCTCGTTTTAATTTACTAAAATATCTATATTAGGAGCCGGATATATTCCTAATCTTACATTCATAGTCAGTGCAAATGTTGTTGTCATGGTTATTGGTAACGACCCAGCATTATTATTAACTGTAATTGTACCTGTTAACGGCACATTTAATGATGTTCTACTAAACGGATACACAGATCCGCCCGGACTTTGAAATGCCCATCTTGCATTTACTCCTGTGTGTACATCGATCTGGTTACTAGTATTTTCATAAAATACTGCTTCGTACACCATGTTAGGATTTCCTAATGTGCCGGAGACAGAATTAGTTCCTTCCCATCTAATTCTAAAAGTTCTATTTGGTGCTACGCCTTCCTCACCGTAATATATTCGTTGACAACTATTATCATTTGCAGAAATCATTATCTTTGGAATAGCAGGGTTAGAACTACTTAATTGAGAATAGTTCGATGAACCAGCACCAAATGTAATGTAAGTGTTTGTTCCTACATAAATTGTGTTGTATGTTTGATTTAAAAAACTAATGCTAAAAGGAAGTGGAACTGTCCAATACCCGTCATCAGAATTTCCTGTGAATGTTAAGCCAGCCGGGGCAGATGGCGTCGACGACAACAAACTTGCTGGGCCAATAATCGAATTTGTAATACTAATTCTCGAGCCGGCAGTTGGAGTAGTAGTTGTAATCCTATTTCCAGTATTTGGGCGTGTGTCAAAGCTATCGGTATTAGTAACTCTTGTGTCAGTTGTATAGATTCCACTAAAACCAGATTCAACTAACACTGGAGATCCGCCTGCTCTAGGTTTAGCAGTAATAATATAAGGAACAACTGTACCATTTGGTATATTTGCTGTTGATAAGTTTACTGTAACGGTCCCATTATTAATGACTGAACTTACATCAGAAGTTAAATTAAACGTTGCTTGATTATTATAGCTGTAGAGTGTTCTTTTTCGAGGAACAATTTGGCCAGACACTGGCCTATGTGCCGCAGTTATTTCTGGAAATGGAACTGTATGATAACCTCCTACATCAAGCGTTGGTACTCGTGTTCCGACTAATAGTAATACTTGTTTATTACTTGCTGGATTAAATGTTAATCCAGCATCTTTACTATCCTGGGCGCCACCGTTTGAACTTTGTAAAGTTGGTGGACACATTGCTTTTAAATACTCTCGAGCTTCTTTTTGAGTCATTCTAGGATATTTTTCAGCTAAACATGCAAGAACACCAGTGGTTTGTGGACCACTCATGCTAGTACCTGGACATTTTTTAAAATTGTTATTAATTGTGTCTGTTCCAGCAAGTGATTCTATTCTTGAATCCGGAGCTGCTATAGAGTCATATAATGTAGTGCCGGTACTCCATATACTTTGTATACCTGAACCTGGTGCCCAGCAATCAATTCGTGGGCCATAGTTACTAAATTCTGCTTTAAAGTCTCCAGATTCAATACCAGTCGAACTATAAATGCTTGCTCCAGAAGTTTCATTGTGTTGCCCCATGGCGCCTGAACAAATAATTTTAGTTTCTTCTGTGCCACCATCTGCGGCACCAGGACTACTGCCACGATGGATGTAATAAGTTGTGTTGTTGTAAATCATTGTGTTGTCGTAATCTAAGCCGCCAACTACATCTTCGTAAAAATAACTATTTCCAGCACTAGCAACAATGATAATTCCTTCTGCCATAGCATCGATCATATCGATATCAGTTCCAGTATCTCGAGTTGGAAACGCTCCGCCGATATTTAATCTAGCAATATTTTGCAGAACATTAGAGTCCCATACATAAGATCCGTTTGAGCCGCTAGTTGGAAAATAATCAACACCTCTTATAGTTAACTTTGAAATGGAAGCAGAGTTTAATGAGCCTCCCCTATAACCCCAACTGTTATTCATCACTGTAGGATTCTTAACACCAGTTAACGGATTAATTGGTTTGTTTTTATGGAACTCCCTGACATAATCGATACTATCATAAAATGTAATATTATAGATATTTGCATCTCTGGCCCAACCCTGAGTATTGCCTGCGGTTGTTCCTGATGTGTGTGCGCCATGTTGTTGCAATCGTTCGCCTGGATAGTCGTAATACCCTATTGCGCCGCCTGTAACAACAGGATTATGAATAAACCAATTATACTCAACCATTCTGCTGTAACCGGTTCCGTTGGCATTTTGTGCATACTCATAGGTAGTTGGATACGGTGCACCGTCATCCATAATAACAACATCAACATTTTTTCCTGAACAGTCAACCAACAATGAAGCTGCTTGTTGTACCGTACCGTCGATCCCCCAATTTGTAATATTAGATTTTTTTAAACATCTAACAAATCCCCAATTTATATCGCCTGCATCGCTTGCAACACGTTTATCAAAATTTGACGAAGTTTGATTGAAACCAAAAGTTCCTCTAATTAAACCTAAATCTCTATAATTTAATTCTACTGTTAATACACGAGGATCTTTTTTAATAAGAGCCGCCTCATCATAACTTAACATATAATGTGTGTTACGGCTGATAGGTCTTCTGTTGACGCATTCAACCATCCTGTCAGGAATATAAAGATTCCCTCCTGGATTTTCCATATCTTTATAAAAATCGTCAGCATCGTCCATACTCTTAAGAGTTACAATATACTCTTTAAGGCTTTGATCTTCCGGATTACCTAAGTGTGGAATTGGATCCATGTTATACCTCTAATTGCAACAATGTTAATGTAACAGTAATTGTTGTTGACGACCCGCTTTTATTAGTAACTGCAACCGGAATGCTAGTTGTCGGAGTTCCTTCGTTGTTAAATCCTAAAACAGCTGGAGTAACCACTACTGTTTGACTTCCGGTTGTAATAAATTCTGCTAGAACACCGCTTCCAGGAGCAGGATCTGTTAAAATATCTCTACTAGCGTCTGATGTCCTTGACGCAACATCGCTATATAATCTTACCCAAGCCGCTGCACTTGTTTGAATTTTTAATACCATATAGGATTTAAATCCGGTAATAGTTATATTACCTGTTGCATTATTTGCAATACTTGAAGTAGTTGCCGAAGCCGTTGTTCTACTGTAGGCTCCACCGGTACCTGCGACAGCAGCAAAAGAAAATTGTCCTGCACCATTAGTTGTTAAGAATGTTCCAGGTAATCCGTCAGCAATACCTAAATTTAATATGCTAGTTGGAATAGTTGGTTTACCAGTTAAATCTTGATATAATCCCGAGACTGCTACAATAGAAAAAGCCGGTCTATTTTGTATTGCAGACCATTCAACAACACCAACACCAGTTGAACTAATTACTCCGTTTGCGTCAATAGTAATAGACGCTCCGTCAACTTTAATTCCGCCTAGTGTTCCGCCGCTGCCAGTACCTGCGGTTGGCAGGGTATATTGTGTTGGAATAGTAGGTTTGTTTGTTAAATCAGTATAGCTTCCACTAGTTGCCACAGTTGCAAACGTTGGTTTTCCTGAGATATTTGCCCAAGCTAGCGAAGTTAAAGTAATATACCCAGAGCCATTAATAAGCTGATTCGTGTTGTTAGGTATTGTTGGTTTGTTTGTTAAATCATTATAGCTACCGCTAAAAAGTACAGGCTTGTTTGTTAAATCATTATAATTGCCGCTAAAAAATGTAGGCTTGTTACTTAAATCGTCGTAGCTACCGCTTGTTGCTACCAAGGATAAAGAAGGTGTGTTATCTAAATCAAAATAGCTGCCTGAAGCGGCTACATCTGACAATGTGGGTTTATTCGTTAAATCAGTATAGCTTCCACTAAACAAAACTGGTTTGTTCAATATTTCAGCAAGTCCAGATGTGGCATTCCAATCAGCATTGACTTGACCAGTTTCCATAAACTGATATAACTCTGTGAAATTATCATTTATTTTTTGAGCACCAGATCTTAACGTATCGCCTGATCCGTCATTTGCTGTAACTCCTGCATTAATTACTTGTTGCGACATTTTTTTATCCTTGGTCAAATGTTATGTCATTGCTATCGAACGAGCCGGCACTTGAGTCAAACGTTGAAACAGACTCAGCACTTTGATATTTATTGCTCTCTTGATACCAAATTCCCGGAACAGCTTTTAAGAAAGTTGCTACGCTATTGTTATCATATAATAAGTTTACTGTTGAATCCCAAATTATACCTTTCTTTCTAACTACAGTTATGTTAATACCGTAATCTAAAGGTGTTTTCAATGTAAGCACATTAGTATTTCCATCAACTGTGAATTCAGCATCAAAGTCAATATCTCCTTCAGGACTATCTGGTGCTTGATTAACATTGTAAACTGTATAGTCCGACTTACGTAATCTTAAATTACCTATAAAAAATTCCCAATTGGCAGAATCATTTATAAAATTATCTGTACTTGTATGATTAGTCACGCATCTATATGTGTAACTTCCAACAGTTACAATATTTCCTATAGAATAAGCTACACCTGAAGTCCAATTAGCACCAACATTGTACCCCCCAACAAAAACTTCGATAGAATCTTTTGCAAGAGTGATAGCATCTTCTGCTGTCATCGAGCTACCCTGATATGTATAAGATGTATCAAAGTTGCCAGGAACAAAGTTTAAATTAACAGTATTAGTACCATCAGAAATTAATTTTTGTATAATTTGTTCGTTAACATAAGGTATTGTTTCCGAAGGACCAATATCTTGAACAAAACTGTTAACTGGATGAACGTTAGGAGTACCTGTTCCTAATGTTCCACGACGTAGTTGACTTAATACATTTCCATTTTTTTGGAAATACTCAATTCGTTCTCCGCGAATTTCGACAATACCTGGCTTGTTTGCAGACGGGTTAGGAGCGTCGAAATTTGATGCATCTTCAACTTCTATCGAAACATCATTGTACTTTAAAGGTGCTGTTAATTTTGTTTGCTTATACAAACTTAATCTCTTGAAATGATCCCTATTCAACATATCCTTAAATTGCATATAAGCTATGCCTGGAGATAGTACATTACTTCCAAAAGTTATAACATTAACTTCTTGATTTAAAGGAACATAGTCAGTTAGTTTAACTGTAATTTTATCTTCTTTAACTACATAGTCAACGCTAGGAACAAGAAGTTTACCAGCCTGGATTACCCACACATAATTCTCATCAATTACAGGATTTCTTAGAGTAATATAACCACCAGTTACACCAACATAACTATAATATTCAGTTGTATCAGGTGTTACAGAAACAGAAGCATCAACTGTTAAAACTGTTCTTTCAATATCTAAAATATCGTGTTTATAAGAGCTTATAATTTCTACAGTATCCAAATTTGAGTATGCCTGAGCAAAAGTTATCTGTGCTGGCGTTGCTCCTTGTGGAGGAGTATAAACATACTCGGCATTCTGCAATACATTAACAATTAATTTCTTTCCTTTATACTGAGCAGCAATACTAGGAGTTATTTTTATATTGATAACGCTTAAATCAATAATATAATCGTTACCTAATGTCAATAGTGTTCCGTCAGCATAAATTTTTAAATCTGTAATATCAATGCTATAAGGCGGCAATGTTACCGGATCTAAAGAATAGTTATACTTGTTTGCTTTAATCGTGAAGTATTGATTTGTTGGTCCTGTTAAGAAAGTTTGATTTGCCCTAACAAGAATGTTTGATTCAATTGGTAACGAATCGCCTATTATATTAGACAAGTTATAAGTTAATGAACCATTTGTAGCAACTTTTTCTGTTTTAGTAACTGCAAATGTTTGTTGATTACCTGCAACGATAGAATAAGTTATTATGCTTCCAGACAGCGGTGCTGCACCGAAACGAATACCTACTCTATTTGGACTATCATACGTTTCGTCTGTTTTAAAGATTTGCCCGTTACAAGGTTCTCCATTTAAATATATCAAATAGGACATCTGGTCAAGCCACGGAGCTTTAGTAATAAATTCCTCTGTTGTACCATTGCCAATAAAATAATCAATATCTAAAATGTTCCCGCCGTTGAATCCAAAACTGTAAACAGAAACAATGCTCTTAGCAGCAGGTGCCGTTACAAAAGTGATCAAATTATTTTCATAATCAAATGTGTAATCAACTTCACTAGTTTTAACACTATGGACAGAATTTGATATTACTTTAACTATAATAGCCTGTTTAGTATTAGGCCTTTGAGATAAAATAAACTCCTCAGTAACACCATTGGCAACAAAATTATCGACCCTCATTGTAGCACTTGCTGAATAAGGTTTATCAAATACTTTAATTGAAACTGTGTCAAACAACTGACCCGGTACAACTTCTTCTGGGGCAGGGCTAGTAGTTGGAGTCACAAAGCCGTCGCCGTCAACAATAATATCTTCTGGTAACAGGCCCGTTGCGGTAGAATATGCAAAATTTCCGCCACTAAGAGCTGTATCATAATCTGATTCTTCTGGTTTTATAGATCCGTCACTTGTGTTCTTTCTAATAATAATTTGGTCGCCGTCGTTAATTGTATATGTCAACGGTATTGCAATGTCGTAAGCCGGTATTGTTGGATCAGAACTTATACCAGTCGACACAATAGTTTCCATTATTGCATTAGTGTTTGTTTGGCCTGGGGTATTGTAGTCAGGATCATCTAACCTTACAGGCTCTAACAACGAGTATACTTCAACCCAAGACTGATCTGGAGCAGGAACTGTAAGTACTGCTATATCAAATCCAGTTAAAGCAAAATCAACATTTTTAACTAAATTACGAGTAAAGGTTAATGAGCTTGCCGGATCTATTGATCCGTATAAAATTTGATTTAACCTAACTTGTGTACTGCTAATGATTTGAGTAACTGAGGTGTTCAGCCCAAGTACACCATTAACTGTTGTTGTTACTATATCACCAATTGCAAGACCTGTTGTACTAGCTACAGTTAGAATATCAACACCTGGTTTATTCAAAGTAAATTTTAATGCTGTTCCATTTGCTGGAGGTAGACTTGGGGCGGCACTTAGAATCAAAGTTGTTGAGTTGGAAACTGTGACAACTGTTTGTGTTGTAAACTCTGTGCCAACTACTAGCATGCCCGGAACGATTCCGGTAGTATTGGAAACCTTTAATGTTGTACCAAAACTTCCTGCCGATACATAATTTGCTACTACTCCTCCAGAATTAACATATCTTTTTATTCTGACTTTTGGAGACACCATATTGGTATTATATGGATACTCGAGGTTAATGCCGTCTGATTGTAAGTCATTTATTTCTAGTTTTATATGATAAACATTAATTTCTGTTCCGGCAGGAGGAACATAATTCAGCGTCCACTCGTGATCACCTGAACCAGTAGTTACAATAAAATCATCAAATGTTGGATCTGCACTATCCCATCTTTCGGTAAAGTACGGCACATTATCCCAACCTTGGCCAACATCAAAATCTAAGCCGTCTAGTACAACGCCACCGTAATCTATCCCTGACATTAACTGAGATAAATCTTTACCAATTTGACCCGATGTTGGATTATAGTAAAACTGTACTCTGTCAGCTGCATTCAATAATGACCAATCTTTTGTATAGGTTACAATAATAGTTGCGTTTCTAGCAGGTGCTTTTTCAAATATAATCGAACCGCTATAACTTGTGTAACCTTTTGATACAGATTTAATAATAACAAGTTTATAATTATCTCGTAATTCTTCAACTCCATTTACTGTAACTGTTGATTTATTAACCCTTACATCAGGTCCCCATTTTAACGGAAATTGTAATCTACTGCCTGTACCGCTAAATGTTTCTGTTTCTTCTAATTGTGTAATAAAATAACTTTGTGTTATACGATCAAACTTCATTCGAATAGTTTGAGATCTTGTCACGCCGCCGCCGATAATAGCCACAGCAGTTGCTTGCGTTCCGCCCTGTTCTACTCCGCCTTCTAACACCACTTGCGGTGCTGACAAATAACCACTTCCAGAATCAAGTAAAACAATTCTATTCACTTTTCCATTAGCAATAAATGCCCTAGCAGTTGCTCCAGACCCAGAGCTACTAATAAATCTTACTACCGGAGGAGAATAATATAATGCTCCGTTATCAACTATCTGAATAGAAACAACTTTGTAACTTGCATTATCTAACCAGTTTTTCCAAGGATAATTATCAATAACAGTTGATGTACTGGTAATTTGATTATTTTGAACTGATGCATTTACAACAGAAACTTTTCCGTTTTGGTAGGCTGGTTGTAAGTCAAAGTCAGTTACTAGTAATTGAGCAGGATCTACTTTATTATAGGTGCTAATATATTCTCTTATCTTAGTTCTATAAGGCTTAACCTCAGAAACATACGATTCAAAGTCCGATAAATTATCGTTCTTATAATTTACTGGCTGATGTAATTCTCCTACGTTATGATTTGCTTTAACAAAACTTGTTTTAAAAATCCAATCAACATAAGTTTGTTCATTTAAAACATAACGAACTGTATTAAAGAAAGATCCAAGATATGCATATTCTAATGTGTCAATAAGAATATTGTTCTTTAGCGCAGTGAGTATGTTCCTTAATTCTGTTGTTGCAGAATTGTCAAACGTTGCATTGTCATATAACGCCCCATCAAATCCATAATCTGTATTTTGGAAAAGATATAAACTAGAACTTAATTGTATTGTTCCATTTTCTTGACCAACTACTTTATAAATCTGTGTCCAGTCGATACTTTCAACATCGGAATATTTTTCTAATAAGAACCAAGTTCCACTACTGCTTGTTCTAACTTTTACAGTTTGTCCTATTGCTGGATAGATGGAATTTAAATCTGAAAATGTGTCTACTGCAAAATTTATTGCAGTATAATCACTATATCCAGTTGCATACCAGTCAACGTAATCCCAGTATTTTCTTGTGTCAAATGACTGACTACGAATTCTTGACCATACTTTGTTTACAGAATCATAGGAGTATATGCTCCAAGTTCCAGTAGCGGAAGTATCAGTATGTACAAGTGCTGCGTAACTTCTTACTGAAAAGACTGTATTTGTGTCGTAACCGTATCCTGGAGAGATAATTTTAATACCAGTTATTTGTCCTTTAGCATTAATCAGTGCTTTAATCGAAGCCCCAAATCCTGAACCAACAACATCAATAACCGGTGCTATAACATACCCGCGGCCGGCGTCAACAACTGATGCACCGACTATTGATCCATTTTCGATTATTGGAACTAATGTTGGTAGCACAAAAGATCCAACGTTGGCAAAACGTAGTTCTAAGTCTGTATCTAATACAACATCATACAATCCTGTATTAACACTAGGTTCTTTTTCATATGACTCTAATAAACTAAAATCTCTCTGGCCAACTACTTGGGTAGTTATTAACACTCTGTTAACATACTCGATGTATTGTTTTAGAGCCTCGAGACGATTAATAAACATACCTTGTCTAGGTCTGTTTTCAATTCCATATAATAGTTTTGGTGGAAGTGCAGGATCAGGTACTACTCTACCTTGCTCGTCTTTTCCACAAAGACTGTCTATCCATTTCTGTTCAATAATTTTAGGAATTACTGTATCACTATTAGTGCTTACTAATCTCCACTGGCTATGAATATTTTTATTAGGAGGATCACTTACCCAATATTCAACAGACAATACAACATCTCGATCTGCTAATAAATTACCAACATTAACTAGACTAAATGAATTTGAACTAGTAAGTGCTAGATATTTGTATGCCTGGCCCCTAGGATTTCCTATTAAACTAGAAACATCTTGAGCAGATATATATCTACCAACAACATTTGGAGTTGTTTTCTTATTCTTGACCCAGTAATAATACGTGTACTTGTAAGACTTAGCAACCGAGTCCCAACGTTTTGAATAGCTGTATGTGTTATTTCCGTACAATGTCTGGCCGCTTATACCCGAGGCAAGTCCTTCTTCGGTGTCGGCCTTAGCGTTCCAATCTGCTGGTTTATATTTTGATTCGACCCATTCGTAGATATCTACGGTAGATCCTGGGAATAATGTATTCCACGTACTGTTTCGATAAACAGTTTCATTATCATTGCTATCAATAAACTTTGTTGTTCGTAGATCCCACCATAATGTTCCAACTTGCGAGCTACCCCATGCAAGGCCATCATCAATTTTTACAGAACTGTTGGGTGTTTCAGATATTGGAGTTGCATATATTGCCGGATCAAAATATGTTTTATAACGTATTTCTTGATCAGAAATTCCTGGAATTTTTCCTTGACTAGAATCTATTACATCTAAGTATGTAATAAATTTATTTGTACGCTTGTTATATAAAAAGACTGATTTAATCTTAGATAGATCAACTTTGTCAATTTCATAATGATTCAATGTCCAACTGTAGTGACCTTGTTTTTTAATATAAGAATAAAGTTTTCCAGAAGTTTTACCGTTGACAACTGCATATGGGGCTCCAACTAATACATAATTGCCGCCAACCGTAATTGATGTTCCGTATCCTTCTAATATATCAGTGTCTGTTGCTAAACTTTCTCCAAATATCCACTTTTTGTTGTACCTATCAAAGATATCAATTCTGCCACTATCAACATTCTTTTCAAGATAAAATGTTGTTAAGGAGTCGTCAAATGTTGTGCCGTCATTTATATCCCAGCCAACTCGACTATCTGCACTTGCACTATAAATTACAAGTGTTTTATCATTATTCATGAAAAATATCTTACTTCCAAACATTTCTCCTTGTTCAGAATTTAAAGAAGTTATTGTTTGACCAAGACTATTATCTAAAATATAGTTGCCAGCTTGATTCCGTTCGTAGACAACTACTTTGCCCTGATCTACTTTATCACCATCGTATACAGTTGACGATATTGCAATATATGTTGCAGAGTCAGTAATAGCTATACTTTGACCAAATCTAGTGTCTGTTCCAGAAATTGTCTGTGCTAAAGTATACACTCCAGAATTGTTCTGTTTATAAACATACACTGACCCGTTTCCACCAGAAGTAATAGCAGGAGCTGATACTACTAGTGTCGAGCTGTCTTTACTTACGACTACCGAGTCACCAAACTGATTTCCGATAGCACCTGCTGTAAATCCAGTAAGGTTATCATAAGCCCACGATGTTAAGACAAAATTTAGTCTTCCAAATGGGTCGCCATCTGGCGGCGCACTTAGAACCAATGTGGTCGAGTTCACAACTGTTATAACTTGTTGGCCTTGTGTAAATCCAGTTCCAACTACAGTCATTCCTTCTTTTACACCGTCTGTTGTAGATACTTTAATTGTTGCGCCTGTACTGCCAACAGGATTATATAACGCACTAGTTTGAACACGTGAATCATAAATTAATTTGTAAACTTTACTAGAATTATCAGCAGTAGAAACAAATAATGTATTATCACCAAATGCAACCTTGTACCCAAATAGTTCATTGATGCTTTGTACAGGACTTACAAAAGTTGTAAGATGAGAATATAGTCCTATGCTGTTCTTGAAATAAACTGAAACTGCACCTTGCTGTAAAGGCCCTGTATTAGTTGCACCGTTAACTGTTTCAATTAAATTATTTTCACTCCAGTAAGTCGGCGATGTAGCAGGCGGATGAGATCCCGAAAAACTTACAATTGCTTCATAAATTTTTGTACCATCTGTTACTAAATCTCCAACTACATACGAACTAGCAGGGTTATACGTTCCTTTAAACTTGGTTGCAGCAAGTCCGGCGCGAGGATGTCCTACTGCTAACCAATATCCGTCAGGAGAAAATGCTGCTGATTCTGCAAACCACGAATCTTGATTTGGATTAACACCTAGTATATCATTTGCTACAACAGGGCGTAAAAATATTTGAACTTTTGTCCAAGGTACTCCCGGAACTGGTTTAGAATAAATTGAAGGTTGGCCCGACGTGTCTGAAACAAACGCTACATTGCCGTCTAAATTCATTACGACTAGTCTGCCAAATAAGGCATCATCTTCTAATGGATTTGGCGGTATAGTATCTCCTGCAAATACAGGATTATATTTCCAAGTTCCCCATTTTCCGTCGCCTTTATCTTTAGTCCATAACAATTCGCCATTGACTCTATTATTCGATAGAACCGAGTCAACTAAATCAATAGACTCGGATAGTTGAGGCTTAAGAGCAAATACAGGAACAGTTGTTCCAGCCTGGAATGGTGTCCATCCAGCAATAGTTGTATTAATTATAATTTTTTCTACAGATACTGAAGAGATTTTATAAAATCCCTTAAACCCAACAGTCTCGATGCCAATATATGAGTCTGGTTCCAGGGTAACCACAGAGTCTGTCTCTAGTGTAAGAACAGAATTACTATAAGTAGCATTAACAATCTTGATATCAGTAGGTGTATATCTATAGACATTCCAACTTATACCTTCAAATCCTACCCATACATAAGACCCATTGTTATATTCATCGATATTTTCAAGTAATATCTTATCTAGAGATGTTAAAACAGTTTTAACTTCGTCTTGTCTAACAAACCCTGCTGAACGTAGATAATTCTTTTGTGATGTTTTTAAAGGCCATGGATTACTATTGTAACCAAGCGGTTTTAAATATATGTCACTTTCAATTTGTCTTACAATAAAATCATTTAAATTTCTATCAACTGTTTTTACTAATTCAAATCCTTGAGGATTATTTTTAAACAGAGATTCGTCAAGTAGAAATTCAATGTTTTCAAAGGCGGCATTGGCACCGTATTGTCCAACACGTACTGCCCATTCTTCGTAAAAGTCTAAGTTTTCTTTTCCGCTGGCACCGAAGACGTCGAATAATTTATCTAAGGAATTAACTGAACCTTTGTCTGCAATCATTCCCTGATAAAATTTAAATTCGCTAACATCGTCTTGAATAATGTTACTTAAATACTGTCTTTTTTGGTAACCAATTAGATGCTGTGCTACTTTTTGCTGACCAGAATCAAAATTATCACTATCAAGGCTGTAAAAATCAGTAAACTGTTCTGCTTTATAAGTCCAGTTTGGAAGTAATTGCGGAGTTGGTTTTTCTGATAACTTAATCCAGCTAGTTGGATTAAAATCAAGTGTGCCTTTTAGAGACGATGCAGCACTATAATAAAATTCTTTATATTTGGCAATGTCACCTAAGTTATAATCTGTCCATGGTGTCCAGTCATTAATTGTCGCTTCGTCGTAAATAAAACCAGGAACATTAAACCCGCCGTTCCACTCAGAGCTTACATACCCAGAAACTTTAATTCTTTCTTGTCGATAACCACTTTCAAGATTATAAATTGTATCACCAAACATTGTTTGGTTGTTTAGTAAAACAATTTGCTCTTTTTGTACAAGATAAAAAACTGCTCCATAAATTCCGTCTTCGCTGCTTGGAGAATATGTCACAGCATTATCTTCTCGATAAGTTGAAAGGAATGAATCAACGATAGGCGACCCGTCAACTTTGTATATTTCATATCCGTTAAACTGACTTCTTATATCTTCTACTACACAATAAGGAGTTGAGAAAGTTAAAGATGTTGCAGACGGGCTAAGACTTATTACACTACTACCAACTGTGCTTAAACCATCTAATTTAACAAAATCTTCTTCGTTAAAAATTGAAGATGCAAAAACCTTATACTTTGCTTGATAATAATCGCCGTTGTATTTTACAATCTCTTGATATTCAATATCTTGATCATCGCTCCAGTCTTTCCACTTATCTTGTCCTGAATTCCAATTTTGTGTTGTCCAGAATAAAAACTCTTTTGCACTAGTTTGCCAGTTAGTTATAGTTCTTAAATTATTATTAAAGTCATCAAAAATAAAACCCTGATCTTTTAACCATTCACCATAGCCAACTATAAAGTCATATGTGTCTTGAATTGTATCAAATTTAGTTCCGTACGGAACAATAATAGATTCTGTCCTATCCCATCGAATTCGTGTTGTTGCTTCTTTACCACCTACAACTGGCAAAGAACCTAATGCTTGATAAAAATCTGAATTGAATTCCCCTTCGGCAGTATGATTTACCTTGACTCGATAAAATCTATTCTGATAATTAACAACTTTGCCTGCAACATATGTCGATCCGGCTGTCCAAAAAGTGTAGCCTTCCGAAATTCCCCCAACATTAATGGTTGGGCCAGATTGTGTATAAGGATAATAGTAAAAATACGGTTGAGTTTTACTATATCCCTTAACTTCGTATCCGGTAGGCAATTTTGTAATTATTATACCGCTATAGACAATCTTTTTAATTGGGCTGGAAGTATTTAAAATTATATTATAATCTTCTTGAGGTATAAAAACTCCTCCAGAGCTTAAAGGATTTTTACTATCTAAAATAAAATTAAATTTTTCTTTGCTAGTAAATCCGCCAAGACGTAAACTAATTTGTGCAGAAATATTTTTTAAATCGTATGTATACTGATCATAGGATCTTAGATAATCGCTTAAGATATAATCAACAACATAGTTAATTAAACCAGATGTGTATACTCTTTTAGGACTTGAATAGATACTAGGGAGTACTAAATCACTTGGCGTAATTCTTAATTCTGTTTCTGTATATATTAACTGCCCAGCAATGTTTCTCTTAATTCTCGAACGATCGAGTAATGTTCCAAAAGACATCGCAGGATTTATTAAAATAGCAGTAATTATAAAACTAAACGGATAATGACTACTTCTCCGCCAAGCGGCTTCTACTGGACTAACATCTCCGAATACAAAATCGCCGACAGTTGCTCTTGAAATTGTGCCTTCGACAATCTCTGTAGTATACGGACTTCTTAATTGGCCATACTGATCTACTGGTATATGATCTAGCAAGTAAGGTCTGACATATTGTTCAAGAACTAATGATGGAGCATTTGGATCTCTTACCAAACCGGCCGCGAGATCTTCCCATAACACTAAATTATCGCTTGTATACGGCGCTGGGCCATATACAGTTTCCCACCATTCTGGTTGTAGAGTAAACCCTAACATTTCCCACGGGCATAGGTGGGGGCGGTCTGTACCTAGCATCCAACGGTATATGCCTCTCCAGTACCCTGGAACATTTCTTCCATCTAACGATACATAGTCGCCATAGTTCCAAGTAAAAGAATTGTCTTCGTCAAAGCTCAAGGGTTTTGAAAAATCTCTATTAACAAACGATGTCCATTTAAAAAATTGAGGTGCAAAAATTTTATTAAATTCGTCTAACCCAATGCTTGAATTTTGATTATAAGCTGGCTCAATTTCTGTTACATCAAATAACTCTGGATTATATTTTATTTTAATATTATTAAAAATTCTTTTTTCTAATTCTAAAATAAGCTCGTCTCGATAATCTCCGTAAGCTAATACTTGACTTCCGTCGTGGCCTTGTATCATTAGCCTTGGAGTTACTAAACTAGTATCTAGATAAATTTTAGGCTCGTAGGCTGGCCAAATACCTAACTTAGTAGGAGTAGACGGTATAAAACAACCATCAGTACTATCATACTCGTATATTGATATTTCATCATCGTTGGCCATTTCAGCCTTAATAACAATAAAACGTTGTTCGCTGTCAAAAGTATAATCTTTTCCGTAAATTAAATGGTTGCCATTTAAATAAACATATACTGCTTTATTTGATAAGGACTCTAGGTCAAACGAAGTTGACACAGGGTAAGTCTTTATCCTGTAATCAATTACCGGATATGTATTAACTACAGAAGCTGTGTAGCCGACCATGTCACTAAAATAGTAAGGGCCAGTTTTTGCTTTATCTTTATTGATATGATTTAAAATTGCATTGACGTGCCCAACATAATCTGTGAGATTAGGATAATCTAACACCTCAATTACATTAATAAAATTGCGTTTAAATATTCCGTAGTCATCTCGAGATTTTTCAATACCTCGAATAATATTACTTGACTGGCTTGTAATGTGATATAAACTTAAACTTAACGGGCCTGCGTGTTGAACAAATTTTGTTCCGTACGGAGACACATTTCCTAAATCTCGAATATTGCTGGATCCTGGAAAAATTCCTTCAAAATTTTGAATATTATCTACAATCGATCCAACATGGTCTATGACTTCTCCTAGGGTAAAGTCATTCATTGTTCCATTCAAAGGATTATTTTGTAAATTTATAGGAATTTCATAATGTCCGTTATTATTAATTTCTTGCTTGGCAAATGCTCTGATAGTTAATATATCTGAGTCTTTAATATCCGATGTTAAAACAATTTTTTTATAATCTGGTGCATCAACAATAGACCATTGACTAGGATCTAAACGAATTTTGTTTACATAAATTTTTACTACAAGATCATCGAGATTATTAACATCATCAAATATATCTAATTTGAAATTATTAACAAGACCAGAATCTTTATAAATTCTAACTGCGGCTTGGGTAGTTGTTAGTACCGATTTTTCCCAACCATTTAAATATACTTTCTCGCCTGTTAACGGTTTTGATTTAATCAAAAATCCTACATCACATTTTTTTTCAAATACAGATGCTAATTTTTTATACTGAAACGAATCTGTTAAAATATTAAAATTAAAAACAATATCACCAACATTATTAATATTTTTATAAGAAAGTGCAAAACCAAGATTCGTATCAACAGTTCCAGTTCCTGTTTTATAAGAAAAAAGTTTAGTACCCTGAAAAGTTGTTCCTTCATATATGGACTCATTTGCAAAACTATTATAGTCTGCATCTACTAAATCAAATAGCGGAGGCTGATTTACAGAAATCTTTTGCTGGCTTTCTACCCATGTTGTACCGTTAAACCAAAATGTGACTCCGCCGTTGGCATTGCCATACTTGATAATAACAGTATCGTCAATTTCAGGTTCGTCTTCTAATACAAGGTGTATTTGTCTGCTGCCGTCATTCAGATGAAGTACATCTAAAAAATCAACTCTAAAAATTTTATTTTTAACTAATACATCTGTATCGGCAGTAAACAAAATTCGCTGACCTTGAGACAAACTTACACCATCGATGTTATATCCAAAACTTCCTTCTATTGTTGAAAACACATCTTTAGTAAAGGTATCAATTAAATCAACATCAGGAATTGCACGAGTTCCAAAATTATACAATCTTAACCCTGCTTCAAATTCAATAATCGGTCTGACTGCCCTTTGATTTTGATTTAAACTAGGAATTTTTCCGTTTATTTCGGCACTGGCATTGATAACATCTTTATGAACCCATCGATTATACCTACTCCAGGGATTCCTGTCTCGACTGGATCTATTTACAACATGATAATCAACTGAACTAGCCAACGATGTAGCATCGCTAAATGGCATTTCGTCAAATGGGGTTGTATCAAAAAGTACTGCTTCAGATGTTGTATAAGCACTAATAAGCTCTAAATCATTTTTATTAATTAAAATAATCTCGCTTCCTACACCTTCGACATAAAACTGGCCGGTTGCATATTTTTCTGGTTCTACTTTTCCAGTAAATGATACCAACATTCCGTTACTTAATTTTGTTCCTGATGGTAAAGTATATGTTTGTTTTCCGATAATTTCGTCATCAACATTGATATAAGTGTTATCTTCGATTGATAAAATATGTATTACTCCCCCAACATCAACGTTTGCTTCACTAACATAATATAATACATCAGGAGAATTGTAAGGAATAGTAATAGTTAATGTACCATTTTCAATTGCAAATTGATCAAAGTCTATTGTCTGGTAACGGTCTTGAGCTCCAGCAGTTCTCAATGTTTTAATACTGAATGGTTGCCCAGGACAATTAATTTCAAAATTATAAGTTTGTCCTCTTAATAACGTTATTGTTGGGTTTCGCTCTAGGCCATTAGGAGTGAACAAATAGGTATAAGTGTTTAACTGATTTTCTAATGTTACATTATACGTACTATTAATTTCTAACTGCTGCCCAGCAATTTTAACTACATCAGGACCATTGGGTAGCCAATAATAATTTTGAAAGTTTACAAATTTATCCCAGTCAATATGAGGATTCCACGAATAAAATTCTTCATTGTTAACTCGACTATGGTTTGAAATGTTTGCGCCAAATACATTTAATTGATTAATATAATCTTGGTAGTCTTTAAAAAAGGTAGTATTATCTAGTTTATCTTTAATTGTAAAACCAGGCTCAAGCTGATAATTCTGCCTATCGTTACTTACAGCAGAAATAAAAATGTCGTCACCAACAGTAGCTTTACTATTTTGTCTTCCAACAAAACCATTTACTTTTTTAACAGTTCCTGGTGTAACTAGTTGATCAATTGTTGCTTGTAAAAACTTTTTATTTGGGTCTGATCTAAAGATTTTTGGAAGAAAATTGTAACTAGTAGTTGATTTAGAATTAACGTTATCAGCCATTAGATGCTCCGTATGTTGCGCTTGTTATAGTTTGTTGAGATTCGACAGTGGATTCGATTAGTGTTCCAGATACCGATTTAATGTTACTTGTAGTTATTCCCGCAATGATTTCAATGTCATCAACAGTTGCACCGTTAACAAACAACTCATCGCTCTCAGATTTTATTTCAAACAAACTTCCAAAATTTAAACCTGCTTGCTTAGGAACAATGACAAAATTTACAATGTCAGGACTTAATTGTCCAAGTACATAAGTTGATAGCTCCGTAAAGTAAAATGTTTCTCCAAAATCCCAATTTTCTAAAGCAAAAAATTGATTCATTGCAACTAAAATTCTAGACTTGATATCATTATCACTTAATGACTGATCGCGATTTTTTACAACTTTAAAAGTTGCTTGTAATGCCGGGCTAGACGAGGATCCAAACAAAATTTTATATCTTATTGGATGGTATATAATTTCGTCAGACATAGTTTTAATCGGATTAAGAGTTGTACTAACTAAATCATATAATTCATTAGAGCTTGGTGGCAACGGTTTAGTAATATTTGCTCCGTTTAGCCATTTTCTAAAATTAGTATCGTAACTTTTAGTCAAGACATAAACATCAATAATATTACTTGCACCCGGGTCAATTCTAGACTCATAGTCTGCACTATGAATATACTGGAATTTAAGACTGTCTCTTCCAATAAACACTTTGTAATCAAGACTCACATCAAGTTTCCCTGATGTTTTGTTAAGTTGTTTAACAATTTTAGTATCTACAAAATAAAAATATTGTTTATCGTTATACAAAGAGTAAGAAATTAAGGAAGCCTCTGAAGGTAAAATAATAACCTTTTCATCACTGTTTGTTACATATTTGTAATCTTCTTGGCCTACTGAGATAAGATATTTTTGCTGAATGATATATTTTTTCTGTAGAACTATTTGATTAGTTTCAGTAAGTTCTGGAGGGTTGACAATGTTTGTAAAGAGATCTGGATCGTCAACTGATCCGTTATCGTCTATATCGGCAAAAGATACAATAATTTTCTTATTGTCTATATACCCATCAAGTCCAACAAAATCAGACACAATGTCCCATTCGAGATCTCGTGTAAACGGAATAGTTAAATCAGGAACTGTATTAATACTTAAAAAATTAATACTATCTTTTACCACTTTTCCAGAACGACTGTCATATATTTTCTTCGATGCATCATAATAGAAACGCAACTGAGAATCACTTTCTACTATGTAGCGTTTTAGTCGAGTTGTAACAGTATAAAATTCATTGTCTGTGGTAAACAATAGTAGCCAACTGGAGTCAAGTTGTTGGTTTGAAATATCGCCTTGATTTCCTAAACTGAAATTTGAAACTGTATTCAAATTTGCTTCAAAAACAACCTGCCATACTTGGGTACTGGAATTATATCGTAGACCAAATGGTTTATTAGCAAAGATTAAATCTATCATTGTAGTAATAGCATTACTATCAATAACTGTTCGCCATCTAGGTAAAATATTTGAAATTACAGAATTTAACGGGATAGTTTTGTTTAACGCAATGGGGCCAAAACCACTGGATAATACCCCCTTGTTGGTTGCCGTTCCGTCATCATAAACAGAAACAACCTCAGCCCAAATGTACGATGTAGTTCCTGGACCATTGATCGAAGTTAGATTATTTGAATCATTTGTGTCAAAATAATATTGTGTGCCGCCAATGCTCGGAGCTAAAAATTTTACCAGCGCACCAACTGTTAAGTATCTTAAATCTGTAACAGTATAAGACCCAACTTTATAAAATTGTAAAGTATCGCGAATTGCACCTGTTGAATAACCTTGTTCTGAAGTTGCTGGTGCCCAATAAACATTAAGACTAGATGCTAATTTTATAGGATAATTTGCGTAATAAAAATTTCTTAAATTTTCTGATTTAAGAATATCAAAAATATTATTATAAATTATTCCTTCTATATCAGTTTTGTTAGCATAAGAAAATCGAATTTGATCTGTGTAATCTTCTGTATACACAACACCGTCTGTGGCAAAAATATTAGTAGAACTATACTTTCCTGTTGGATCAACTAAATCAAAATAGCGACTGATTCCGCTACTTGAACGATTAAGTGCTTTAATTTTTGCTATTTCTGTACTTGCAGATAATGGACTTATATTATAGTCCTCGGCAGTTACCATCCTGTTTTGTGTGTAGTAGTACTGAGGAGCATTTGTTTTAATCGAATCGTTAGACTCTGTTGCCAATGCATTTGAAACTGACCCTGTTAATGATAAAATAAGAGTCAACGATTCAATTTGATTGCTAGCAGAATAATAAGGAATTGTTAGTGAAACGTTTCTAATATCTTTAGGATTGATTGTATAAGTTAATCCATTACTAACTCGGTAGTAAGTTCTGAAGGTACCTAATGGTAAATTTCCAAAAACACCATCGCCGAATCCCAATGCAACTCGGTCGCCGGCCCGTGTAGTAACTGTATAGATATTTCTAATATTTTTATTCAAACTATTGTAGATAATATTGTTACCTTCAAAGTTTGAGACCTGAGTCCATTCTTCAGATTCAATATTATTTTTATCTAATCTATAAAGCCAAACATCGGTGTTATTAATATTTACAGAATCAATATCTATACTGTCATTACTGCTTGGTTGAGTAATCGTAAACGTTCCTTGATTTAGTGTTCCTTGTGTAAAATTTAAGAAAAATCCAGAGTTTGCTGAACCTAAGCCACGGCCATCATCTCTGTAAATAAAAGCCAAACTATTGGCAACCTTAGGAGTTTCTTCGTATATAAAAGTTTTATTATTAAATGTAGTACTTGTAACTTCGAAACTCATCGAGTTTCCGTCAATAACTTTTGTAAATCCGTAAACAGGAACGTCTGCATTTGCACTCTGGAATCTATATTGTTCTGTTGGGATTCCATAAATTGTTGCTTTATCGATAGGGTTGCCAAATTGTTGTGTATTTGGAACTGCTGCATTTATTATTTTAATAAACTGATCATACCAATTAGGATTCGACGGATCGTTCCAGTTAATAATCTGTCCTGCTAAATTTCTACCGTTACTATCGATAACAGTTTGTGTTGTCTGCACAGATTGAAATTTCAAAAGTCCTTTAGCAGCAGTGGTACGTTTAGAATTATATGAAATCATCCTTGCTAAACGTAAAACACTCTCTCGGCGTTCGGCTAATTCTAAGAAATTTTCTCGAGCATTTAAGTCAACACGGAAAGCTATGCTTTGACCCAAGAACGCAATAAGATCTATTAGGGCAAGGTATTCGCTAGACTCGATATAATCGTTAAAATCTTCAGGGTAATTTTGTCGGATATAACTAATCATGGTACGACGCAGATTTTCAAAGTCATAGCTTTTAAAGTCTGCGTTGCGGAACGATTGGTAGATTTTCTTCCAATCCTCTGCTACAAGTAATCGATTTTGTCTATCAGTTGCACTCATGATATATCCTAATATCTATATTTATTGAATAAAATTATGTGCGTAGTTTATCGCAATAACAATCCGTTCTGTTGATCAAATCTTAATTCTAATGCTTGCTGAATGTTATAAGGGCGATATTCTAGTAAACATTGTATTTGTATTCCAGACTCGTATGCAGTGACAATCACTTCTTTGGCATTAATTCTTGGATCATAATTTATAATTTTATTCACATTTTCTGTAATAATAAATTTTATTTCTTCTGTCAAAGGCTCAAATAACAAATCCCAAATAACAGTCCCAAATCCTGGATTCATCAACCTCTCGCCTTGGCGAGTACTAAAATGATTAATCAAATCTTGTTTAATTAATGCAAAGTCAAAGAGACCAAAGTTTTCAGAATCAGGGCTAATTGTACTAAAACCCTTATACATTTTAGGAGTAAGGGTATCGTTAGATTGTTTGCCCTTTAATACTACTCTATCATAAAGTCTTGCGCTCATGGTGTTTGATCCTCTTCTGGATTTTCTTCAGGTGGAATAATTTGCTCAAAAGTATCTGAATTGGTTGAATATTTTTTCCAATATTCAGGAACTTCAATTGCACTTCCTGATTCGCGATCTGTTAAGTCTGGTTTAAATTTTGTTGCATCTAAATTTTCATGATGCGGGTATGGTTCAGTTGTAGGAACTCGGAGCATGATACTTTCAATTGTTGTACCTTCTGCTTCTGTTGGATTTTCAAAAGTTGACAATGGCTCTGGAGCAGAGGCAGCTGATCCTCCAAAATTTCCCGAGTTAAGGTGTATTTCGCCGCCATCAATATTTGTACCGGCAGCATTTACTTCAAAACTTCCGCCAGCTGTAATAGTATGCCCTGACCCTGTTGATATTGTTACTGTACCATCAACTGTTTCATCATGGTTACCAACTGTTTTTAAAACAACATTGCCGTTAATAATAGTAATCTTGTCTGTTCCTACCTCAGTTTGATGTCTCTCCGCAACTTTTAAATTAAAATTTCTACCAACTTCAATATTAAAATCTCTGTCAGCATAGAAATTAAAATCATTCTGTGTTCTTAAACTAATACTATCCTGAGCATATATGTCTATCTTCCCATCGCTAGTCATTTCAATCCAAGCAGTACCTCGACTATTTGTTATATAAATTAAATCTTCGCTGTTATGCAAAAGAATTTGATGGCCAGTCCTTGTCCTAATTCGAAAAAGTTCGTTGTGGGGAATTGTTATTTCGCCGCCTTCTTCGCCTTGCTCTCGAGCAATATACTTAGGAGGACCATCTGTTACTATTGTGTCTCTGATATAAGCAGAATCGCCGTCATCCATAACAAAAGTAGTTCCTCCCAGATGGCTTACCGGCACTACTTTTTTATTTGGGGCTTCTCCTTTTAATCCTTCTTTTGCTCCTGATTGACGATCAAAAGGGCCTGGCGTACTTATACCAAATACTGCACTTGGTGTTTCTCGCCTAGCACTACTTGTTGTGATACCACGGGTGTCATCTTCTAACAGGCCCTGCGAATCTAAAACATCCGCCAAAGGATGTTTTGGCTTTAACGCTTTAGTTTCATCAGGCACCGATGCCAATGCTTTCCTGTTTAAATCAGCTACAGGTAGTCGTTTGCTAGAGTCTTCGTTATTGAAAACTGTTGCTGCAATTCCTGGCATCATAAAATTAACACCAGTATTTTTTGTAATGCCGCCAATCCAATAACCTTGTTCGATCTTTCCTTGATGGAATATTACTAAGCCGTAACTGCCCACGTCAGGCGGTATCATCCACATACCATAACTTTTTTGTGTGTTGTTATAATCGTCAGGGTCTTCTCCGAGGTATTCCTCACCTGTAGTTCCAAAAAATGGACTCATGTAATTAACATCTATAATTTGTCCAGGCTGAGTTTCGTTATTATTTCCAACGTTACGTAATAGTTCAACACGCAATTTACCCATATAAGTAGGATCAGCATGATTCACTACCTTTGCAATACAAGGTAGTTCAGGAACAAACGGTTGTTCGCCACTATTACCATCTTCATTATACATATATTACCCCGGGAAGTCTCCCAAATCTTTACTTGCTTGAATTTCGGCAGGTGTTCGTAACTCAGTCGATAATCCTTTATTAGTGGAAACTTCTTCTTTTGTAGTATAAAGAGTTTTTGGATTTGGTGTTGCTTTAGAATCCTGACCTTGTCTACGATGACAAGTTAATATCTGTTTAAACTGATTTTTATTAAAATAACTCTTTATAGTCGATACTCTGTATAATCCGCTAAAACTTTGTATTACTTGTGTGTTTGTTAACTCATATAATCCTGTAGTTTGATTAATGTCTGTCGGAGTTCGAAAATTTATAACAACATCAACTTCGCTGTTGACATAATTAACACTACCGTCTTTACTAACATTAATTAAATTTGTTGGATTATCAACATAATTACCCTTGCCACTATTTGCAATCCAATACGGGTCTCCGACAATTTCTAATTCTAAATTCATCATGTCTTGGCCATAAGTTAACGAATCGTGGAACATACGAGCAACACGATTAGCAGCAGTTTCTCCGGAAGTTCCTCCTTTATTGTCTGTGCTTGTGTTGGTCTGAGTAGCTAATGTTCTTGTAGGCAACCCTTGACCAGGTAAAGGGGGTGCAGATCCTTTAGGTTGCGGTATTGATGTGTCAGGGCCTGTTCTAATATCACTACTAGTTGCTTTTGATGTTTTTTCGTCCGCAGTTTTATTACCACTGTCTGCCAATACTGGATTATAAAATGTGTTTTTAATCTCAATATCAAATTTTAATACGTCAACATTTTTCCCTGTGTAAATGTAATTGTACTCTTTTGCAGCTTGTTTTTTTAATTCAGCGATTCCCGGAGCAGGCGCATTGGGAGGTAATAAACGACTTGCATGTACTTTATAAGGTATTACTCTATATACAATTAACCTAGGTATTTGTCCTGTTGATTTCATGTTTGCATTTGATGGAATATCGTAAGTTTTTACATCAATCTTCCACCAAGGACGCATGCCTTCTTTACTAAGCTGACCTGCATCTAATGCTTGCTTACTTGCATCACTCTTAATTAATACCTGATTAATAATATTAATGATATCTGAATTTTGGCCAAATTGCATTACTACTTCTTTTGGATTGGCAACAGATTTTCCTCTAATGTATGTTTTTGTTTTTTCATCGTAATGGTCAGCAACATTAGTTACTGGTTTATCTCCGGGTCTTTCCGCATCAAACCCTAAACTAGCTCTGCCTAGCGGATTTATATCGCCCGATCCTTGTATTAATGTTTTGTTTGAAGAGCTTCGACTAACTCCTAATTTTTGAAATAAACTCGATCCGCTTTCTTGTGACGAAGAACCTGATGCAGTTGCTGATGTATCGTTCTCTTTTGCGGTTCCGGCGGAAGACGAGCTAGCAGCAGACGAAATATCATTTGGAAACAAAATTAAAATTTCATCAGGAATTGAAGTTTGGCCGTCTTCTTTTTGTTGTTTAAATCGTGCATTAGCTACAACTTGTAAACTTTGATCGCCTGTTTGCAAAATTTCTTGAACTGTCTTTCCTCGAATAGAAACGTCGTTTTTAACTAGCTTATAGCTGTCATTTAAAGCTACAGAGTTAGCAATAGTTGCAACAATATTATATGTGCTGCCTGCGGCAGTTACTTTAAAAATTAAATTATTAAATCTAAACGGAATAAACTTTCGAGTTCCAGGAACAAGCTTCATGTTTCCAGCTTGGTCGGCGCCTCGAAACTCTATCATTAATAAAAAAACTGCATCGGTGTAATTTGCATAACCGCGCTCATATGCGGTCTGCTGGACTGCTAACATGAACAACCCCATGCTATAAGGTTCTATAACTTGAAATTCAACATTTGTAGAATTTACATTGCCTGTAGATTTTTCAAAACCGTATTGCCCAACTATCTGAACATTATCAATGTAAAAATCAAACTTTCCTGCTTTTGTTTGAACACGATTGTTTGGATCAGCGTTGGCACTCTTTAATATCCAAGGAGGATACTTTCCGGCAAAATAAGATTGATCTGGAAAATTAAATTCTTCTGCTGAAAGACATCCTATTGAAAATAAACAGTCATAACTAGCATAATCATGCAAGACATTTGCCATCGGTAGCTTTTTATCTGACTGTACTACTCCCAAAGATGATCCAGAAAAAATATTTCCAATAGAACTCAATGCTCCAGATAGTGCTCCTCCAAGTTTGTCTCCGATTGAAGATAATCCGGTTGCCGGACCAAAACTTGAAAGACTATTTTTTGCAGCAGAAACTGCATTAGTTGCTGAATTAATGATACCTGGAAGATTATCCAATGCCATACTTTAAATACCTAATATTGTTTTAAGACTGCTACTTTTAGGAATATAGATCTGAACTCCTGCAACAAAATCATATATTGGATCTTGTAATACATCTAAATTTCGTTGCATAAACACCCACCAAAGACCTGGCTCGCCGTATAAATCATACGCAAGTATGTCGGGACGATATTCGTAAGAAGTTGTAATAGTCCAATAAATGTCATCAGGGTCGGCTGAAACTGGTCGTATGGTTAAAATATCGAGATAGTCCTCACGAACTTCGGTGTTTGCCCAAGGACTAATATTACTATAGTTGGCCATATTATACGTACCCGAATGAATTTGTCATGTAGCCCCCGGTAACAAACCTGTCAAGACTGAAAGTTCGTACACTAGTTCTGCTGTACATTGTTTGCAAAGTAATTGTAAACGTTGATTTAGTAGGAACATATGCTTTGCCGCCTGATGTCGAGCCGCCAATGCCAAACGTCCCGGCTAAACTTGCAACTTGTCCAATGCCCCCAGCAATCGTACTTACTGTACTTGTAATTCCACTTAGTTGAGGAAGAGCTCCTCCTAGTGTACTAGCAAGACCTCCTAGACTATCTGTAATTCCTGCAACTGCACCAGCGGCGCTACCCACAACATCACAACTAATGTAATCTGAATCTTTTGGAAGCTGTACTTGAAACTGTGTCATTGCAACAGGAACATTTTTAAAGACATAATTTCCATAACCATTTAAGAAAAATATCGGAGGAGGATTACCGGCCTTTGGATCAAATCCTGTAAACATCTTTGTAACACTTCGACAATAATGTAAAGCAGCTATCCAATACAATGCTTGTGCCGAATCTTCTACATACATAGGAGCAGTTATGCTAATCTGTCCAGGACTACTACTTTCGTATGCACTAAAGGGATAATTAGTATGCACCGCTTGTATTTGATTATACTTCGCACTACCCGATAATTGTATATCGGGTGTATAAGGAAATACAAAACCGCCTGCATCTTTTAAAGGCTTTAGCACCGGACTACTTTTAAAGCTAGACCAATTTGGCAAACTTAGTCTTACACGCCAATCTTTACTGTTGCCTGTATCAGAAAATAAGGAGACTGCACTAAGAACATCACCTATTGCTTCACCTGCTGCTGGTAATCCTGACAAGGCCATTCGGGCCGCGCCTGCAACATCGCCCGCATTACCAATAGAACTGGCAAGATTTCCAGCGACTCCTATAGCATTTTGAACTGCTCCAAAGGTTGTGCTAGCGGCACCAATAGTAGATGACAATGATTGTCCAACGTTGAATAAGCCCATATATTTTTCCTGTTTGGTAATGTATTTATTTGACTTAATAAAGTGCGTAGTTTATAATGTAACATCGGAGATTAACCAAGGATGACACCAACAACACCAAAAGTAAACTATCTAAACAACAAGGATATGTTAGCAGAAATACACCGATCTAAAAGCACTTATTGTAGCTTTAAGGATCCGTCTTATCATCAATACGATATTATTCTTCCAAGCCTAGAAAAAATTAATATCAGAACTATAGCAGAAGCAAAAAGAAATAAAGCAAAAAGACTGTCCGATGAGGACTATGCAAGACGTAAAGCATCTGGCGAAAAAGTAAAGCTAGCAGACTGCGAAGTTGATTACAAAAAAATCCCTAAAATAGATTTAATTTTTAGGATCATGACATACGATCATATTCCTACTAATACCACACGTAAAAAGAATCCTAAAACCACAGCTGATTCAAAGGACAAAGTAAACTTTCCTCCTTTTCAGCATTGGAAGTTTAACGAAGAAGACGAACTAGTCTGTGTAGGTAAGAGTCATTGGAAGGGCGATCTAGAAAAAGGGCACTTTGACAAAGATGCCGGATGTATTACCCCTACCCTCGCTCGTATGATGATTAAACTATGTGAAAGATATGCTACTCGAGGAAATGTTCGAGGATACACATACAACGATGAAATGAAAGGTCAAGCAATTTTGCAGCTAACACAAATAGGACTTCAATTTGATGAAAGCAAATCTGATAATCCTTTTGCTTATTTTACTGCTGCGGTTACAAATAGCTTTGTTCGTGTTATTAATATTGAGAAGCGTAATCAAAATATTCGTGACGACATCTTAGAAATGAACGGAATGAATCCAAGTTATAGTAGGACTGGCCAAGGAGAACACGAAGCCGCTATGAAACGTTACAATGAGGAAACCCCCGGTGAGTAATTTGTTTAAAAAAGTTGCCTGTTTTACAGATATACACTTTGGTTTAAAATCAAACAGCAGCGTCCACAATCAAGACTGCGAAGAGTTTGTTGATTGGTACATTGCTAAAGCAAAGGAGGAAGGATGTGACACTGGTATTTTTATGGGCGACTGGCATCACAACAGGAATAGTCTTAACATTACTACTATGGACTACAGCCTTCGAGCACTGGAAAAACTTGGACAGGCTTTTAGTCAGTTTTATTTTTTTCCTGGTAATCATGATCTTTACTATAAAGATAAGCGTGATATCCACTCTGTAGAGTTTGGCAAATACATTCCCGGAATTACCATCGTGCATGAGCCCATGACTGTAGGCGATGTTACTATGTGCCCTTGGCTAGTCGGTGAAGAATGGAAGGCTATAGGTAAAAAGAAGGCCAAATATATATTTGGTCACTTTGAACTGCCACACTTTTACATGAACGCCATGGTACAAATGCCGGATCATGGCGAAATACAGTTAGATGCATTTGATGGTTACGAGATGGGATTTAGTGGGCACTTCCACAAACGCCAAAGCAAGGGCAATATGCACTACATCGGTAATGCTTTCCCGCACAACTATGCAGATGCATGGGACGACGATCGTGGAATGATGGTCTTAGAATGGGGTGGCGAGCCCAAGTACTTTAATTGGCCTAATCAACCTACATTTAGAACAGTAAAACTCAGTCAACTAATCGATGATGCAGATACTTTGATATTGCCTAAACAGCATTTGCGTGTAAGTTTAGATATAGATATTACTTACGAAGAAGCAAGTTTTATCAAAGAAGACTTCATGAACCGTTTTGAAATTAGAGAACTTACTCTTATAACGGAAAAGAAAGAAGTTGAGATCAATACCAACATTGATATTCAAAATTTTGAAAGTGTAGATCAAATTGTATCCAAGCAACTTGCTAATATCGATAGCGATACGTACAATAAGAGCACTTTGCTGGAAATTTATAATAGCCTATGATTAAAATAAAGGAACTAACTGTCAAAAACTTTATGAGTGTGGGAAATCAAACCCAAGCTGTAGATTTTGGCAAGGAGAATCTAACACTTGTACTAGGTGAAAACTTAGATCAGGGTGGAGATGACAGCGGAAGCCGTAACGGTACTGGCAAAACAACCATTGTTAATGCACTAAGTTATGCATTATTTGGTACAGCGTTAACTAACATTAAAAAAGATAATCTTATTAACAAGATTAACAATAAGAACATGTTAGTTACCCTAGCCTTTAATAAGGATGGCACAGACTATCGAATTGAAAGAGGGCGAAAGCCAAATGTTTTAAAGTTCTATGTAAACGATCAAGAGCAAGAAACAGAAGAATCCGATGATTCGCAGGGAGATATGCGTGAAACTCAGAAAGACCTAGACGACTTGTTAGGCATGAGTCACGACATGTTCAAACATATTGTAGCTCTTAATACATATACTGAGCCATTCCTTAGTATGAAGGCCAATGATCAACGTGCAATTATTGAACAGTTGCTAGGCATTACACTACTAAGTGAAAAAGCTGAAAACTTAAAAGAGCTTATTAGGCAAACTAAAGATGCTATTGTACAAGAAACTGCTGATATCGAAGCAATTAAGAAATCTAATGAGAAAATTCAGCAAAGCATCGACAGTTTACTCACTAGACAAACGGCTTGGAACAAACAACACGAGCAGGATCTAGAAAAAATTGCCCGAGCTATTGTAGAATTAGAGAGCGTAGACATTGAAGCAGAGCTGGCACACCATGCTCTGCAAAAAGCCTATGCGGAGCATAGCGCAAAGCTCAAGAGCCTGAATAAGGAACGGGCTACGTTAGAAAGCGCGACAGCGCAAGCGGAGCGAAGCGTCACGAAGTATGACGGCGAGCTCGCCAAATTGGCAAATAAGACCTGTCACGCTTGTGATAATAAGCTACAAGATCACAAACATGAAGAAATGACTGCGGATGCCGCTGTTAACTTAGCTGATGCTCAGAAGTATTTGGACAAGGTTACTGCTGACCTTAACAAGATACAGTCGGAAATTAAGGCTATTGGTGAGCTGACCAGGCCTGCCGACACTTATTATGAAACAGTTGAAGAGGCTCTTAAGCATCAAAACAACTTACAGACACTGGAAACACAGTATACAATTAAACTTGGTGAAGTCGACCCTTACCAAGAACAAATTGATGAACTTACTAATACAGCATTGCAGGAAGTCCAATGGGATACTGTTAATGAACTGACTACACTAAAGGAACATCAAGAGTTCCTACTTAAATTACTAACAAGTAAAGACAGTTTCATTCGTAAGAAGATCATAGATCAGAACCTAGCATACCTTAATAATAGATTAACCTATTACTTGGACAAGATGGGATTGCCGCATACCGTGGTATTCCAGAATGATCTGACCGTTGAAATTACCCAGCTGGGTCAAGACTTAGACTTTGACAACCTAAGTCGTGGGGAACGAAATAGACTTATACTTGGCTTGTCCTGGGCATTTAGAGATGTTTGGGAAAGTTTATACCAAAACATCAATTTGTTGTTTGTCGACGAGCTAGTTGACAATGGCTTGGATGCATCTGGTGTTGAAAACGCACTGGCAGTATTGAAAAAGATGGCTCGTGAGCGCAAGAAGAACATTTATCTAATCAGCCACAAGGATGAACTGATCGGTCGTGTTAACAATGTACTCAAAGTTATCAAGGAAAACGGCTTTACCAGCTATGCAAACGACTTAGAGGTATCAGAATGACTGTAGGATTTACTTGCAGCACATTTGATTTGTTTCACGCAGGGCATATTATCATGCTTAAAGAAGCAAAGTCAGTGTGCGACTATTTGATTGTGGGTCTACAAACAGATCCTACTATTGATCGCAAGGAAAAGAACAAACCAGTTCAAAGTATTTTTGAACGTTATGTTCAGCTACAGGCCTGCAAGTATGTTGACGAGATCGTAGTTTATGCTACAGAAAAAGATCTTGTGGACATACTGCTCAGTTACCCAATTAATATCAGAATACTAGGCGACGAATACGAACATAAGGCATTTACCGGCAGGCAAGAATGTATACAAAAAGGCATCAAATTTTATTTTAACAAAAGAGAGCATACATTTAGCACTACAGAGTTAAGACAGCGTGTCATTGACTGTGAAGCAGACAAATTTATGTCAAGGGCCAATGAGCAAACACGTTGAACCATTAGATTATCAAGATGAAGAAACTCATGAACAGCTGATGACGGCGTTTCGTGAGTATTTCAAGTCTAATCAAGAATGGGTCAACAAAGGCACACGTAGGGCAGGAGAGAACAGTCGTTACTGGCTTGCCCAAATTAGAATCATAGCTAAGGCTCGCAGAGAAAAAATACAGCAATATCGTGTTCATTTGGACAGAACTAAGGCTCAAAAGAAAGGCTCGGCAGAGGAAGAGTAGACTACATAGTTGATGTATTGGACGTATCAACAAAAATCAGTAGAAGAAATTCCAGAAGGCGTAATTGGCTTCGTTTATCTTATTACAAATCTCACCACCGGGCAAAAGTACATAGGCAAAAAACTAGCACAGTTTAAGCGTACCAAACCACCACTCAAAGGCAAAAAACTTAAAAGACGTTCCGTAGTTGAAAGCGATTGGCGTGACTATTGGGGATCGTCGGATAGGTTACAAGCAGACGTTCAAGCATTAGGTCCGGAAAAATTCACAAGAGAAATAATTTATTATTGCAAAAGCAAAGCAGAAATGTCTTACTTAGAGGCAAGAGAACAATTTGAACGGCGTGTACTAGAGACTGACGAATACTATAACGGCATTATCAACGTTAGAGTGGGCGGGTCAGCTATCCTAAGACAGCGGTTAATAGAACAAGCACAGGCGAAATCAAACGGTTAATGGCTAGCGCAGGCCAAATTCGTGCGCTCTATACCTGGACCCAGGGTCGCAGGGACGGAAATCTCTCGCCGTTAAGAGTACTCAACCACTACCCGAAAGGATGTTGATCGCTAATAAGACCTGCGATTTGGTTGTTTGAACAGGATTTAAGGCAAAAAGAAGGGTAATTCCCTAACGGACATATAGGTGATAGCATGTCTATATGTACCTGCCGTCGGATAAAGACGCTGCTCGTGGTACCGGCCGACCGCCACTGTAATGCAGTAATGCTATGTGACTGCGCTACTCAGATGATGCGAATCTTTGCCCTATGCGGGCAAAGTGTGACCACTTAATCTAGATGATACTAAATCGCTTCGCTTTAAAAATGCTTCGAGTCTTTAGACGAAGAAGCAAACGAACGCAGTTCGTTTATAAATAAAGGTATTATCGGAATAATATTATGTCTTTAACTTTTTCACAAAGATTAATTGTAGAAGAAAAATTAAACGAAGGTCGAATTCTCTTAGAGGATATATGCCGAGGTTTAACTGAAGAACAAAATAAAATAATTAGAGGAATATATAGAGAGTTTTTACCGTTAATTGAAGCAACATTAACTACAGATCAAATATCCCAATTATTTAAAAATGTAGAGCAATCAGCAACTGCTAGTGGATCTAACAGAACTGGGTTGGGAAAAGCCGCAGATGTTGCAAAATTACCAGTCCAAGCAGTTCAAAAAGTTAACGATATTATTAACAAAGCAGGGCAGTGGGCGCAAAACACTAAACCTGTACAGGCGTTTGATCAAAAATTTGAAGAACTAAAAGCAAAGATTAGTGCTAAGTTTCCAAATTTAACTCAAAACTTAACTCAAGCAGGAGAATGGGCTAAGGCAAATCCTGGAAAAACCGCAGTGATTATCGGTGTGTTAACCGCCGTTGCATCATTAGCGGGAGGACCTTTAGGTGGTGCTATCGCAGGTCAAATACTAAGAGGTACTACTGAATTAATGAAAGGCGAAAAACTTTCAACTGCGATCGGAAAAGGTATTAAAACTGCGGCTTTAGGTTACTTATCTGGTAAAGCCTTTGAAATGTTGGGAAAATTCGTAGAGGGAATGAGAGTTGAAGCATTGCCTGTTCCTGGGGCTGAGGAATCTGGGTTAGCCACTGTTAACTACGGGGCTACTAGAACTATTACAGGTCCGGGCACAGAATGGAAACAGACTGTGCAAGGATTTAATGTCACGGTATTTCCTGAACAACAGACAGCCATTAATGACGCTATGAGTATGATCCGTAATGGTCAACCCGGCGGTTTTGATCTATTGAAAACTATCGCCCAGGAGATTAGATCTCCTGAATACAGGGCTGCGATCAAAGATATAATGGTCAATGCTCGTGCAGACCAATTGGCCAATGACGGATTACTAAAATGGATCAATGGCATGGCCCAAGCAGGTCAAAGTCTTAGTCAAGGTGC